ATGCCAAGATAGGATCATCCGGCGACGATGCCAAGATAGGATCATCCGGCGACGATGCCCAGATAGGATCATCCGGCGACGGTGCCCAGATAGGATCATCCGGCGACGATGCCAAGATAGGATCATCCGGCTACGATGCCCAGATAGGATCATCCGGCGACGATGCCAAGATAGGATCATCCGGCAACTATGCCAAGATAGGATCATCCGGCAACTATGCCCAGATAGGATCATCCGGCTACGGTGCCAAGATAGGATCATCCGGCTACGGTGCCAAGATAGGATCATCCGGCGACGGTGCCCAGATAGACAGCACAGGCGAAGGCTGTGTCATCATGTGCGCAGGTATTAACTCTGTAGCAAAAGCCTCAAAAGGATCATGGATAACATTATCCGAATGGTCTTATTCTGATAAAAAGCAAAGATATATCCCCGTTTGCGTAAAAACGGAATTTGTTGATGGGGAGAAGATAAAGGCGGATACATATTACAAATTAGCTGGAGGGGTATTTAAAGAAATACAATAGTCCCAAGGCATTGCTTATCGGAGGATCGCATGAGAGACATCTACATCAAAGACCCCGACGGCGAACCGGAGTACGACGGGGAGGAGGACAACGAGGAATATGAGGAGAGCATGGAGGAGCTTAGGTTCCTATGTGATTCATATAATTGGTAACATCCCGCCCTTACGAGGTGCAACCCCGACCCAGACCGGCAACCGATATCCTAGACAAGTGGTAGGCCATGACGATATCATTGGCCCGGTGGAAAGGGACACGGTAGTGAGGGCAGGGCGGCCGATGGTCTTAGTCCGGGTTCGACTCCCGGAGGCTGACGAATTAAATACACGATAACATGGACAAATCAGAAGAGATTGACAAATTAGCGATAGCGTTGGCCAAGTTCCAAGGATCGCTAGAGCAACCAAGCCTCAATTCCGAGGTCAAGGTAAGGACTAAAACGGGAGGAGAATACAAGTTTAAGTACGCGGACCTATCCGAATGCAAAAGGGCGGCGAAACAGCCATTAGCCGACAATGAACTTTCAGTATGTCAGCTAATAGAGGATGATTACTCTATCCGGACCATACTGCTTCATTCCTCCGGTCAATGGATATCGTCCAAGGTAAGGATGCCATCCAATACGGCGGACGCTCAATCCATAGGATCGGCCATCACGTACGCCAAGAGATACGCCTTTTGCGCCATCCTAGGCATCGTGGCTGACGATGACGAGGACGCTAACATAGCGAGCGGTAATACCGCCCAAAAGGAGCAGCCTAAAGAGCAGCCTAAAAAGGCTAACTCCAACGAGAAGAAAGAGCTTACGAGAGATCATATAAATAATGAGAGTGCCATGGAATCCATATCTAAGTGGATATACAAGAACGAGAAGAAGGCCAAGGAATCCAACCAGTCTTTCTCCGTGGAGAGCCTTATAAACAAGTCCTACATCGTCGGAAAGGTGGAAATGGAATCCATTATCGAGATATACAACAACTATAAAATAAACAATAACCTATCATGAGCAAAGAACTAGAGCTAAGCGGCAAGACTCCGCTAACGAAAAGCGAGATCGAGGATTTATCAGTAGAACTTTTGAACCCGGTATTGGAAGGAGAGGTAGATCCCGTATCACACGTCGTCAAGTTAAAGGCGATGCAAGAGACCATCAAGAGGACGCTGGACGATGACCGGATGAAGGACGCCGTCCTTTCCGAGATCGAGAAATACGGTAAGGAGCGCTCTTGGAACGGGGCCACGGTCAAGATAAAGGAGACAGGCGTATCCTACGACCACTCCAATTGCAATGACCCGGTCTACGCTAGGCTGATCGAGGAAAGGATGCTTCTCGATGCCAAGATAAAAGAACGGGAGGCGTTCCTGAAGACGGTGCCGGATAATACCACGGTCATTGATGACGAGACCGGGGAGATATACACGATCCATCCGGCGATAAGGATGGCTAAGATGTCATATTCTATAACATTCAACAAAAAATAATCCACGCATGCCGTGGCTACGGGACGGTGGTTATCCCTGCCGTAGCGAATAACCGACCGCCCCGCTTATAAATCTAAAATTTAAAATCATAAACATTATGGCAAATTTATACGGCTCAATCTGCTTGAGCGACATACCGAAGGAGTTGATGAAAAAAGTAATGACGGCCAAGGGAGAGAAGATCTTCCTCAATATCTCGATCGGGGAGAAAAAAGAGCCTGTCACGTTCGACAACCGCACCTATACGCATTATGTGTCTTGCGCCCCAAGGAAAGAGGAACGAAAGGAAGGCGTTTATTATGGCATAGGTGACTTGATGGAATCCACGTTCAAGAACAACATCCCCTCACCGGAGGATATCAACAACGCCCCATCGGTCGATGATTCGGATCTCCCCTTTTAATCATGGAACTATACTTGCTCAACACCGCCAGCGGATTGAGGCCATGCTATGATTCCGACTATGACGAGAAGAAAAAACTCAAGCTAGGTAAGATATACAAGGCCAAGATAACGCTGGCACGGAACTACGACTTCCTAAAGAAGTATTTCGCCTTGATAAATTGCGCATGGTCTTACCAAAACGAGAAGACCACGGCGCATTTCAAGGAGAGCGTGGAGTGTTTCCGGAAGACCGTCGAGATCGCCGCCGGGCATTGCGATACGGCCTATAGCATATCACGTAAAGAATGGATAGAGATCCCGAAGTCGATAGCCTTCGACAAGATGGACGAGGCCGAGTTCATGGATCTCTACGAGCGTGTGAAGGACGTGCTTTTCTCGGTATTCCTTCGTGATATATCCGAATACGATTTTAGGAGAAACCTTTCGAATTTTTAGTCATGAGAAAAAGCGACAGGCCTCCAAATTACCTTATCGATAAGATCGTGAGGCATACCAACATTATTATTACCGCTTCTTATGGCAGCGTCAAATACATGGACGCTGCCAGACTCCTTAAAAAGGAGGTCAAGAAGCTGGAAACCTATAAGAAAAATGAGAGATCTTAAATACTGCCTCAATGAGGCATGCTCTAAAAGACATTGCCTCTGCCATCAACGGCAAAAACATTGGAAAGACCCGTCTAAAAAAGATGGGGAAACTGTGAGGCCGGAGTCGGTCTTATTTAATGGGAACACCCCTTGCAAGGGGTATATCCCACAATACGAAAGAAAGAAGTATAACATTAATTATTAAAGTATATATGAGAAACTGGTTTATTAGCAAGGTCGCATATGAGAAGATGCTGGAGAACGGCATGCAAAAACGAGTGGTCGAACCCTATTTAGTGGATGCCCTCTCCTATACGGAGGCTGAAGCACGCACGATAGAGGAATTAAGGCCGTACATTACCGGAGAGTTCACTATCGCCGACATAACACGTAAAAAGATAGCGGAACTATTCTTTAACGATAACGGTGATAGATTTTATGAGATTAAGATCTATTTTATCACGCTTGATGAGAAGAGCGGCATAGAGAAGAAAACTGCGGCCAGATTCATAGTACAGGCGAGCGGCCTAAAGGAAGCGATCTCATGTTTCGAGGAGAATATGAAAGGGACCTTGGCGGATTATACCTTGGCAATGGTAAGCGAGACCCTTATTATGGACATCTTCCCGTTTGACGCTGATAGCGTACCAAAGGGCAAAACAGATAATTAATATTAGAGTGAGTTTTCCATAGTATTTGATTTAGGTTAGAATGATTATCCCCGCCGTCCGTGAGGATATGCGGGGATTTCGGGCGGTAAGTATTCCGGGATGAAACGTTACGGAGTGCGCATGACGTAAAGAGGCCGGTTCGATCCCGGCACCGTCCACGAATAACAAACATATAATCATGGGAACAATACAAGATTTAGATCACTTGACAATGGCCATATACCTTATCACCGCAATACTCGGACTTATAGCAGTGATCTTGGCAGGATTCTTATTAATAAACGAAAAAAGAAAACATCCATGGGAAAAGTAAAGAACATAACCTCTTTAAAGAACAGACTAGACCGTATATTCTCCGTATTTATAAGAATAAGGGATGCTGACAACAACGGTTATTGCCGTTGCATAAGCTGTGGGAAGATCGTGCATTGGAAAGAGGCAGATTGCGGACATTTCGTCAACCGGTCACATATGGGTACCAGATACAGCGAGAGAAACTGCAACGCTCAATGCAGGTCTTGCAACCGTTTCGACGAGGGCAACAACATCGGTTATGCCAAGGGCTTGATAAATAAGTATGGTGTAAAAGTAATTAACGAGCTTGAGGTAAAAAAGCACTCTATCTCTAAACTCTCGGCATTCGATTACCAATTGATGATCGAAGATTACAAGAAACGAATAAAGGATTTGAGGGATCAGAAAGGCATAAAGGATTGAAATGGCTAAGAAGAAAGACGAGCAAGAAAAGGTGAAATGTGGCGATTGCGTGCACGGCAAGCCTCACAAGGGTCTGGCCGTATGGTGCGAGATATTGAACACCGGGAGGGTAGCGAACTCCTTCCGGTATTGCGACAACTATAAACGATAACTTATATGAGAACGATCAAAGCGAACACGAAGGCAAACGGGGATATACTCCCGGAGCCTAAATTCAAGAGGATACCCGTAAGGGTTGACAAGAACACGATCATCCTCGTAAGGGAGGGTTTGAACGTGGAAGAGCATCTAAAAAGATTCAAGAACAAGGACAACACGCCACCGGGATATATCCCGTGGTTCTAAAACACCTTAGAGCGCAAAAGGAAAAAAATAATCTATTTTGTTAAACATATATCCGATAAAGGATGTTTATTAAATAAGTTTATACTTTTGCGCAATAATTGATTGATATAATAGTTTTAGAATAAGACCCAAATTAATATAACATGTGCATAATCAAAGAAATCGGTCGATTCATCAGTCAAGGGGCGTGTACATTCCGGGATGCGGCCGCCGGACGTTATGAGCATACCTCCCCTTCTCTAGAGGAGATAAAACGAGAGATATTCTCAAGGAAAAGCGATCGCCTTGAGGATAAGGCGAACCTTATTGAAGATCGGAAAAACATAGAGAAGGATGTTCGAAAATCATTTGATGAACTGGTTTTAAATCATGGGTAAACAGGAGATAAAGCAACGGGAGACGCAATTGGCCACAGGCAATGGCATGGGTAAGCAGGTAGAGCAGACTTATACCGTAGATGATAATTGCCTGCCTTCTCCCCAAGAATTAGCGTCATATAAAGAAATTGACCCTAAGATAGTTGATTATCTTCTAAGCTCATCTATCAAGGAGCAAGAGCACAGGCACGATGTCGACGTAAAAAAATTGGAGATCATCAAACGGTCAGAGGATAAGCAATCCATGATGAATTGGTGGGGCATGTTCTTCGCTTTCTTGTCTATTATCGTATTGTCGTCACTTGCGGCTTATGCCCTATATTTAGACAAGCCTTGGTTCGCTGGTATAATAGGTGCCGGGGCATTTGTATCCATAGCCTCTATCTTCGTAAGAAGATCAAGCGGCGAGGATATACCTCATAATAAAGGGCAAAAATAAATTTATTAGATTTCTCACTAAAGAGCGGACAAATTAATTTTTGCCCGCTTTTTGTTTGGCATTTTGAATTTGAGTTGTATCTTTGCGGTGTTTCATGCCAACGAAACATACATAACAAGTTAGAGAGGTGGGATTTTTTATGTCCACTTGATAGCTTATTATCACAAAGATAAAGGGCTGTTGTTTTCCCGTGATACCTACCTCATATACTTGATGTAGTTTCGTTGGCGCGAGATCGGGAGGCAGCAGCCTTCTTTTATTACTCAAAATTTCAAGTATCAATGCCAACGAAATTGAAATTAGAGGAGAAGCGAAGTATAGTAACTTCTACATCTACGCCTAACAGTGCGAGAACTGTATCCTACCAAAAGTTTGAAACCGAGAAGAACGCCAAGAACAAGGCGTATTTCTTCATCCTCTCCAATGGACTTTACGATGCGTTTCGTGAGTTCTGTAACAACTATCATTCAAGTGATCCACACGAGGATTGCTTGGAAATTCTTTTGTCTAAAATTTAAGCCTTACGTATTATGAAAGGAATTGAAATATTCAAGAACGATCGTTTCGGTGAAGTGAGAGTAGCCGGGACAAGTGAGAGCCCTTTATTTTGCCTTGTAGACATCTGTAAAGTATTGGAATTACAAGTCACTCCTACAAAAAACAGATTAAAACAAGACGGGGTTAGTCTGATTAAGGGGGTCTCAAAGACTACTAATCAATATGGTATCACAACAGAGCAAGAAGTTACGTTGACTTTTATTAATGAGCAGAACCTCTACAAGGTAATCATGCGATCCGACAAGCCGCAAGCCGAACCATTCCAAGACTGGGTATGCGGAGAGGTTCTCCCTTCCATCCGTAAACATGGGGCGTATATGACAAACGATACACTGGAGAAAGCCTTGACCTCGCCCGATTTCTTGATCCAATTGGCCACAAACCTTAAAGAGGAACAACGAAAGCGTATCGAGGCCGAGCAAAAGATTCGCTCTGACGCTCCCAAGGTCTTATTCGCCGACGCGGTGTCCACATCCCGGCGTTCATGCCTGATCGCAGAGTTGGCGAAGATCTTGCAACAAAACGGCATCAAAATCGGACAAAACAGGTTATTCGATTGGCTTCGTAAAAACGGTTACCTATGTCAAAAAGGTCAATATTATAATCAACCTTCGCAAAAATCAATGGAATTAGGGTTATTTGAGATCAAGCAAACAACCATCAACAAGCCGGACGGGTCCGTCCTTGTATCTACGACCACAAAGGTCACGGGAAAAGGGCAAATATATTTCGTAGATAAGTTTCTAAACGCTCAAAGTCCCGTCATTTGCGCATAACCCAAGGATAACAGAGAGGTTGATGGACGAGATCAAGAGGACTATCAAATAGCCCTACCCTACTCACGTATTAAATTTTAAAAGCCCCGGTCTAGGCCGGGGAGTATATCGTACACTTTAAATTTAAGTAATCATGGATATAAAGAAAATGTCAAACAGGGATCTCAAATATGGCATAGACCGATGCAACGCAAGGTTGGCCGGAATAATGCCAATGGGATACATGGACAAGGAACGATGCCTTCAGGCGTTGGAGCAATATAGGGAGGAATTATATAATAGAGGAATAATATATTAAACACTAGAACATGGCATATAGATATACAGATACGAACAAATGGACGGATAACTGGTTCTGCGACCTGAAAGCGACTAGCAAGCTTCTGTTCTTGTACTTGTGCGACCTTTGCGACCTAGCTGGCTTCATGGAAATCAACGAGAAGAAGATCAGCTTTGATCTAGTACTAGGTAAGCAAGAAGTTGAAAGAGGCCTAAGGGAGCTTGAAGGACGATTACTTTATTCGGTGGACGGTAAGTATATTTATATACGTAATTTCATCAAGCACCAAAAGAACCTTCCCTTGAATTCTAAGAACGCTGCGCATAGAGGTATAATAAGAAGATTAGAAGAAATGAAGCAATCATTTGGTTTTCAATCAATTGAAGATTTCTTTAAAAAGCCCCTTGGTAGCCCCTTGGTAGCCCCTTCAAAGGGGCTTGATAGCCCCTATAGTATAGGTATAGGTAATATAGATAGTAATAGAGTTAAGGATAATATAGGGGGTATGGGGGAAAAAGAAGGAGAAGAGGAAGAGGAAGATGAAAATACGGATAATTGGAGAGAATGCTTCGATGTGTACTGCGATCGGTTGAGAGAAGCCTATGAATCCTTATCTAACGATGACGAGTTCATAGCTCAACGCCAAAGTCTGCATCCGGGCATAGACATCCGATTGTCGCTAAAGAAAGCGTATTTAGACTACTGGAGCACCGAATTAGGATGGAAGAAGAAAAAAAGCTCGAAAAGCTCTAATATAGACTGGAAAAGGACGTTCATAAACGCCTTGGATCTTCCTTCTAACCAAGTAAAAAAAGCTAGAGGCAAAGTGGATCTCAAATCCCTAACATCAATAAGGCAAACTAATCTATACTCATATCTGGAAAAGGAGGCTCCTCTGATACTAGAGATGCCCATATTCCCTTCAGACGAGGAGATAGAGATCCTAAACCGTATGAACAGAAAGCAATTAACGGAAATAGTCAAGAAAATTAACAACGACGATCGCCTCATAAAGTTCAAGAATAGCATTTTTGAGACGATAATGGAGGTAAAGAAAAAAGATTATGGAAATTAACAGGGTAGTCCCCCACGATACGGAGGCCGAGAAAGTCGTGCTGGGGACGATAATGACGGAAAGAAACGCATTGAATGAGGTAAGGGATATATTATCCCCTTCTTGTTTCTATGATCCTTTCCATAGGGCCATGTTCGAGGCTATATCCAACATAGACGGCAGAGGAGATAGACCGGACATGATAGCCGTAGCCAACGAGATGATGAAAATAGACCCTTCCACGGACATGCTAAGGTTAAGCCAAGTATCCACATGCATGACATTCGACATCTACCAGCATGCCGCCCTACTGCATGACAAGGAGAAGAGAAGGAGATTTATCGATATCGGAGAGGAGTTGATATCAAGGGCTTACTCCGAGTCGGACGATATCGTTGACACGTTATCGGATACAGAGGACAAGCTCAAGGGGCTTTTCCAGACATCGAAAGACAGCGTATTTACCCTTAGGGAAGCGATCAAGGAGGTATCAAGGCAAATGGCGCTTAACGCATCCGATGACAAACAGCTAACAGGAACGCCTACCGGATTCCATGAAATAGACAAGCGTAGCGGGGGATTACAGAGATCAGATCTCATAATCATAGCGGCAGATACGTCTTCTGGAAAAACATCCCTAGCGGTAGCCTTATCGTTATCCGCCGCCAAGAATGGTGATGGGATAGCGTTCTACTCTATGGAAATGAAAAAAGAGCAGATAGCGGCTAGGATGATATCCATGGAGTCTGGGATACCCGCCAACGAGATCATGTATTCAAGACTCTTGCCCGAGCAATTCAACCGTATCGACATGGGAATAGGAAAGATCTACGATAAGCCTGTTTATTTTGACGACAGGAGCACTTCTAACATAGACACGATACTTTCATCCATCCGTACGATGAAACTCAAATACGGCATATCTGGGGCGATAGTGGATTACCTGCAAATATTGTCCGTGAATATGAGAGGTAGCAATACCGAGCAACAAATGGGTGAGGCCGCTCGTAGGTTGAAGAATCTGGCCAAGGAACTAGACATATGGATTATCGCCTTGTCCCAGCTAAACAGGGACCAAATGAATCCGGCCCCTTCATTGGCAAGATTAAGAGCCAGCGGACAAATAGCGGAGGCCGCCGATGTTGTCATGCTGATCTATAGGCCTGAGCTTTATGGAAAATATTATCCTGAGCCTTTCCAGAATTATCCCGTGGGCGGAACAGCCATGATAGATATAGCGAAAGGAAGAAATATCGGATTAGCCAAGTTTATCGTGAAATTTGACGCAAAGACCACTCACTTTATGGAATATGATGATAGCGGGTTCACTATAAGCCAAGAAGTATCACAAGAAGAACCATTTTAAAAAACAGATCATGGAAATAATCAACAGACTGAAGAACACCCCTACCGGTTTGATCGTGTTGGTAGGAGACATGAAAATTATCGTGGAAAAGTACAGGCCGTACTACAACGGGCAGAACAAGATCCCGTGCAGGGGATGCGTCTTCCGGGACGAGGGTGCGAGATTTTGCGAGTACAGCAAGGCTTGCATGGCCCATCTGAGGCCGGACCATGAAAGCGTAGTTTTTGCTAAAACGAGAGAGACATGACACATGGATCATTATTTTCTGGCGTGGGCGGATTTGACCTTGCCGCCGAATGGATGGGATGGGAGAACCTGTTCCATTGCGAGATTAACGAGTGGTGCCAAAAGGTACTGAGATTTCATTTTCCAAAAAGCATTCAATATGACGATATTACAAGAACTGATTTCGCTCCGTGGAGAGGGAAGGTTGACGTACTCACAGGAGGGTTTCCTTGCCAGCCATTTTCAACGGCGGGAAAGCGAAGGGGAGCGGAAGATGACCGTTATCTCTGGCCGGAAATGCTTCGGGCAATACGGGAGATACGACCCGCTTGGGTCATTGGTGAGAACGTTGCTGGAATCACCAGCATGGTACAACCCGGCAGTGAGGTTACGGTGGAAAGTCAAGCCTCTTTGTTTGAAACGTCTGACAAGGAAACGCTACTCGAGCAAGAATACGTTATCGAGACCGTCTGCCGAGATCTTGAGCGTGAGGGATATTCCGTCCAGCCGATTCTTATTCCAGCTTGCGGTGTCGGAGCGCCGCACAAGAGGGACAGGGTATGGTTCATTGCTTCCGACCGTTCAGACGCAAGGATTGAAGGTTTGCGACAAGAACGGGAAAACGAAATTCATGGACGTGAGTCTACTTCCCACTCCAACGGCACAAGATTTCAAGCGAAGGGGTCCGAACAGCAAACAACAGGGATTACCGGAGGCGGCCTACAAAAAGATGTTACCGACACCTACGGCGAGAAGCTACAAAAATGGCTCAAAAATAACGGACGAGAGATCGAGGAGGAAAATATCGCAAGGCTGGACAATGGAGTTGAACGATCTTGCTGTATCAAGGCTTTTGCCGACTCCGACAATGAGAGACTATCAACCATCGGTATCACCGACAGGGTTAGTTCGGAAGAACGGGAAAAGAAGAGACGATGCCTTATGCAATATACCAGTAATGATTGGCCAGCATTGTCAGCAAAACGATGGAAAGACTTCCCAACTCAACCCCCTGTTTGTAGAAGATATGATGGGTTACCCTTTGATGTGGACTACCTTGCCATTCCTTTCACAAAATGGAGACAAGAATCCATAAAAGCCTACGGAAACGCCATCGTCCCACAAGTAGCATTTGAGATATTCAAGGCGATAGAGGCATCTATTCATCTATGATGAGAGCAATAAAAAATAATTACAGCAATGAAAAAAGAAACTATAAAAAACAAAGTATTTGAGATCATAAAGAGTAGACTTTTAACAAAAGATACGCCACTTACGATGGAATCCAAGCTGGAAGATGATCTATGGATGGACAGTCTTGACGAGGTAGAGATATTGATGGAGCTGGAGAAAGAGTTTGGCATATTGATCCCTAATGATGATCCCGGACGATGCCTTACCGTAAAGGACGTTGTTGATTATATGATCCGGAGGATGGAAGAATGAGACAATACAACGATTGGGAAGAGATCGACAAGGACACGAACGGCCTTGTCACCTCGCTAACCTACATGGTACTTTTCGTGAACGACCAAGTGTATAACTACACGGTCTCGCTCATGGAGGCCATAAGGAATAGCGAGCACTACAGGCATAACGCCAAACGGACGGCCAACGTTATAGAGAGGGAGATAAACGCTTATAACACGAACATTTTCCGGATAGCCAAGGCCAACAAGGAGGCGTTTGCCGAGATTACGCAAAGCATGGAGGAGGACGTACAGCCTCATATAGACAGGTATTACTACACGATCAGCCAGATATTACTGGATCACGGGGTATCGGGCATGACGAACCGGATCGCCTCGCTGTCATCAACGATAAACATGCTGGCGCAGATGTCGAGGATCACGATAAGCGATTTCGGTGACAGGATGCGGGGGATCGTCCCGTTGGCCTACAATCCCCTATCCTATCTGGCACTGGACAAGGTAGAGTACCTGAGCGACCGGTTATCAAGCGAGGTCACGGGGAAGGACGTGAGAATAAACTTAAATGAGCAGCCCGGGATCGTGAAGGCGTTCACGGCGATAACGAATGCGATACTTGATCCGAGGGTGTTCAATAAGGCTTTTGAGAAAGCCGGATAATATTCCTTCCACATGAAATATACACCTTTAAATTTGGATATATCCGAATTTAAAGGCAACTTTGTATCACAATTTTATTAGAGATGAATTTTGACATCAAGGAAATGGTTGATTTGTCCGGGAAGAAAGCCCATATTTACTCTGTCATTTTAGAGGGAGAAGATAAGACCTTGTTGGAGGAGTTCTTCGATAGCAATTCCTTATATGAGGATGAATTGGAGGAAATCCTGTATAAGATCATTTCTTTGGGGAAGGACACAGGATGCCGTAGACAGTTCTTTAAGATGAACGAGGGTAAGCCTGGAGATGGAGTCGCAAGATTATTAATACCTAAAGGACGACTTCGCCTGTATTGTCTTTACTTTGACAACACGGCCGTGTTTTTCGGATCCGGGGGATACAAGCCGGAAACAATACATGCCTATCAAGAAGACGAGGTCCTAAACTCCAAGGCTACACAAATGATAGAGATCGCAAGGAGAATCAACAAGGCTATAGTAGATAGAGATATCACTATAGGAGAAGATGGAAGTTTAACGATTAACAATTGGGATTATGAATGAAAGAAAAGCCGAGGGGACGCTAGGCTCAATGCTTGCTAATATAGACAAGCGCAAGTTAAGCCGTACCCGGAACAGGATGCTGTTAGCTATAAAGATATCCGAGGCCATAAGGGATAAAAACTTAACCCAAAAACAATTCGCATCGCAAATGGGTAAGACAGAATCAGAAGTGTCAGAGTGGCTTTCGGGAGACCGTAATTTCACCGTCGATACTTTAACGGACATATCGGAAGCTTTAAATGTAAATTTGCTTGACACATCAGACGCTAATTTTCAAAGCCTGTCGTGCAGATTCGTAGCTTTTAACACGACCAAGGGAAAGAATATCCCCATGGCTCTTAATGGATCGTGGAATGACATAAGCGGAGATCTTGTATATCATGATAAACCATTTTTTAATGTAGGATAAAATGGAAATAACATATGAATTAAAGACATTAGTCGAGGATGTATATAAATACAACTATGATTTCAGTCCCTCTTCTGTCAACAAGGAAGACCTTGAGTTCAGGTTCTCCCATTCCTTGAAAACAAACAGAGAGAAGAGAGAGGTGACTATAGGGATACGTATAAAGCTAGTAGATCCTAAGAGCGGGACTGATTTGGTGGAAAATTCAGCAAGATCCGTATTTGTCATTACTCCTTATGATTCTGTTATAGGATCTGTAACCGATAATGATCTTATCGTAAAAACACCATTGTTGATTGATACGTTCGTAAACATAACGATAGGAGCGTTAAGAGGAATGTTGGTGAAGAACTTGAAAGGAAGCCCCTTGGAAGGTTGTATCTTGCCTTTGATCCCAATGGATATAGTCCGTAATAACTTAAAATCCAAATAAGGAATAGGCTCTATACAAGAATATTATTTTTTGACAATACGCATAAAAAAGAGGTTGTGCCATACGCAGGCACAGCCTCTTTTTATTTTTTATCTAAATAGAACATGAGAAATAAAGAACTAATAGCTCTATTACAAGAGCAAGACCCGGAAGCGGAGGTAATGATCAGAACGTCCGATGGAGAGTATGAGTACGATCCGGTGGATGTAACATGGGACGAGCAAATTGAATGCGTAATTATTCAGGAGGGGTAAATATGAAAAATGAAACAAAAATCCTCAATTTATTTGTCGGTAACGACAAGTATAGACCAGCATTAAACCAAGCGTTCAAGCAAGGGGACATGGTATGTGCCACTGACGCTATCACGCTTATAACAATACCTATATCCTTGATAGGTCTTAGGTATCCGTATCAAGACAAGCCAGATGTATCATCTGTGTTGAATATAAGGAAAGAATGCCATGAGATCATAGAATTGTCTTGGTTGAAGGAATTGTACGATGACGTTCCGATGATAAATGAAACGTATAAGTGCGAGGCTTGCGCAGGTACCGGGATGGTTGATTATGAGTTTTGTTTTGATGATATAATCTATACGGAAGAGGAGGAATGCCCCGTATGTCGTGGAAAGGGTCATTTAGGCGAGACCGGGGAAATGATAAAAGATCCCCAATATGACATTGACATACACGGGAATCCTTTTAAATCCGGGCGTGTGCTTAAAATGATAAATCTCATGAAGCTTCTTGATACCACCTCTTGTGTTCTTGTTTCGAACCCTTCATCTGAACCTAACCTGTTTAGGTTCGAGAATGGCATTAATGTAATATTAATGCCTAGTTTTAGATGATATGAATAAGGTGACAGTTAAAATAAAACATCCATGTCCCGAGTTTCCCTTTTTCGGTGCATCTTATCCAGACGCACGTTGTATCAATGGATATTTATGGGATTTGGATAAATGTAACGAAAACGGAGAACTATATGGAGAGGGTGATATCCCTTGTCCGTTCTGCAAGACCGAGGAATTTATTGAGCATGATCCTTTTTCCAAGGAAGATGAGTTCTATGAAGGTATTGAGGATGAAGAAAAAGCCAAGGGGAAAGCTCGTGAATGGTACTTATCTTACATTGATAAATTGAGGGAAAGATATGGATAATAAGGAATATTTAACAACGAATTATAACATGAATCAAATTTGCACAACTAAAAAACAATCATCCCGGCTATTAGAGGCCGGGGTGAACCCGAAGACGGCGGACATGTATCTTGACGAGTTCGAATGTCCGGTCGCATTTGAATATAGAAGGATTGAAGGGCACGTGGGTCAAGATATGGCATTCCCGGCTTGGTCTCTATCGGCTTTAATAGACATGATGCCAAAATCGTACCAAGACGATATAGACGGAATGATTTATTACCTATCCGGAAATTTCGTTGAACTCATGTACGCATCGGACAAGATCGAGGATGAGGAAGGCGACAAGACTTATACTTGCGCAAACTCCTTCAACAAGGAGAACTTGATGGACAATGTGATTGACGCTATAGAGTGGCTCATCAAGAGAGGTCACTTGAATAAGAAATTCCTAACAGATAAATAAATATGAGCAAAGAATATAGAGTCGTAAGATACTTCGATGGTTATCCCGAATACACCATGTGTAAATGTGATACAATCGAAGAAGCGAGAGTTAAGCGCAAAGAGCATAACGATAAAGAGAACAAGCCTTATATCAGTTATCATATATTGGTAGATGGCGATGAGAAATTTAGTGGTAAATCCTATAGAACTGAATGATTATGAATGAACAGGTATTATCAGTAGAACAAATGCAACACCTTATTAAATTAGGTATTGACGTGAGCAGTGCAAGCATGAAGTTTATAAGCACCCATCCAAGTTGTGATTATAGCGAAGATGATGAAATCGAGTTTATACCAGTCTGTGTTAATTTTTATGCTAAACAGTATAATGAGAGTGGCAAGACATTTACCTTGCAAGATATGTTGGCTCTCATGCCAAAACAGATAGATGACTATACATTGAATTGGTACATATCAGAAATGATTTTCAGATATGATAAAATTGATTTATTTGGTAAGTTTGAGGTGTTAGAGGATTTATCGTTCTATTTCAACGAGAATGTAACAATCTTAAATGTAGCCTATGGTATGCTCTGTAAGCTTGCGGAATGTGGATATTTAAACAATAAGCATTAACAATGGAAAGAGATATTGATAAGAGACAGACGGTAGAAGAAGCGGCTCATTTCTTCGCTGAAAGCAGGAGTAGCGGTAGTGCATTCCCTGCATATTACCACGGCTTTATAGCAGGTGCCGAATGGCAGGCAAAGCAATCACCGTGGGTAAGTGCAAAAGATAAGTTACCTGATGACGAAGATCTGGTAATAACTGGCTGCTGGTGTACTAATTATTTTAAATACTTACAACAGGGTTGGTATTGCAGAGAATGTAATGAATGGTATGATACTAATGGTGATAAAATTTGTGTTACCCATTGGATGCCTATACCCGATCTAGAGGAATAGTATTAACCGAGCCTTCCCGGGAAGGCTCATAATTAAAAAAATAACGAGTATGAACGGAGAACAGATAATTCCCCCAATCACAGACCCGCTAGGGGCACATTGGAAACAGCCGCACAGACGGTTTATCGAATTAGACGATACTCATGCTCTTATGAGCGAACAGACATTTAAAGGTCTGAAAGAATATTCGACCACAATACCAACAGGAAGATATGAAGGTAAGATGTGGAAAGGATTTAGAAACGGCACATGGTATCTTGTTTGGTTTACTTCGAATGAAGACCCTAATTGTCTTAGCATAGAGAAACGAAAAATATTAATAGTGTAAATCTAAAGAATAATGAATTTATGGTATTATCACCAGAAACAGTCAACGCCTACAAGGGACTAGTGACGAACCTTTTTAATTTACAACTAAGAAGAATATGAATAAAACAGATCGAATAGAACGTATTAGGAGCGATATTGACCAGCAAATTAGTTGTTGCTATCATCGAATTGACATCCTCAATAAGAGGAGAAATAAACTCATAGGAATAAGCAAGAACATCTTTGACCCTCATGCCCTCATACCAAATTGGTATGATGACATTGAAGAGTGGATAAAAGGACATCCATTCCCCAAAACATGTATTGATATGGTGTATCCAAACAAAGAAATTGCTTTCAATGACTCTTTAGCATGTAATACATATCAGATAGATTATCACATTGTAAGATGCAAACCTCGTGAATATTATATAGATAAGTATTTAAAATAAACAATTAGAAATCATGAGTAAAAGTAATCATCAAATCGAATAAGCAAATTATAATTTATGAAACTAGGCAAGCAAACGATAGTGTTCTTGGCCGTAAACAAGAATGGTGACGAGGTTATTCTTGATAACTTCCCAGTGCGGCAAGGAGAGGTATGGACGGACGAGAGATCGGCGCATGACGAGGAATATTTTTCCGTCGAGGATCACAACTCGGCGATCGTACTTCCAAAAGGCAGTATTTATAAATTAACAAATAAATACTTAACGTGGGAAGACGATCCCATATCTCTTAAATCCGTCATTGAGATAGACTCATTATAACAGGCACATCAAGTGTCTAATCCGAGACATCACCTCATAGAAGTTGACAGGCTCGAAATCCAAGGAATCCGTGAGGCGGTCTATCTCCCGTCTTACGGATTCCTTTTTCTTTTTATCTTCTTTTTTCTTTCCCATAACTCATCGTTTATATTGTTCCTGTGACGATGGCAATCGCAGATGAACATCCTTATCTCATCGGACATCAAGGCTCCTATATCGCCAGCCAAGTAAGCGATAGGCTCCCCTCCTATCTCCATATCCAAGGCCAAGGACATATGATCCGTCAAATGGCGGCACTCATGGAACAGGGAATTGGCGAACTCCCTATAGGACGAGGTCCGGCCTATCACCATGACGGATTCCCTCCGCCGGTAGCTGGAATAAGTAAGTCCCACGTCCAGATTGCACGACCCCATATTGCCATAAGCCTCCCGTATCTTGCTTTCCGGGCAACCGACCCTCCTCAATAGGGCTATGATATCGGATGTCCTCGAGCAGGTGACGTTATACAGTACGTGGATCACCCAATCGTATCTCTTGATATGGTAATCCCGTCGTATCATCTCCTTACCGTCTTGAACTCCCGCTCTATCCTCCTCCTTTGTTGCCGGGTGAGATTGGTTGCCTTGAGATTGCCCACCACCTCGGATACCTTGTCAAAATCCTTCTCCGGCATACTCGCCAGCACGTCCTTGGGGGACTCTCCCTTCAAGATCCTCAGTATGTAGCCCCAGCCTCCCATCACATCATCTCCTCCCAGATTATAGGCGTGCCGGACCCGATGCAATCAGCGTAGAACCGGGTGAACACTATCCCGTCGTAAGCGTCCGGATCGTCGCAGACGTTCTTGACATAAAGAGCGGCGTACTGCTCGTTAGGCACGGAGGAGCCAAGGTAATCGGCCTTGCACATGTTGGCGGCGTAAACATAGTCGTATCCACCCTTTTTCTTCACGTCAACGCTATACTTCTTCAGCATCTCATCCACCTGCTCCTTGGTGAAAGGGGTTATCTTGACCTTCTTCCCGTTTCCGTCCTCCTTCTCCATCATGGATACGGCCCAATCGCACATAGCCTTGGAGAAATGCCAGCCATACGCCTTCAGGTAGGATCGCATCCCGGAAGGGAAATCATCATACATATCTAGTCTCATATTCCTCTGTTTTTTAGGAGGGGGAAACCGGTCCCCCCTCATGGTTATCTACGATATCGTCTCGAGTAGCGTCCGGTGCCCGGTACCCCACGGCGATTGCCATAGCCTCCCCCGGATGATCCACGACCGCCGCCACGGTTGCCGTAGCCGCCACGCTCCCACATCTCACGGAACTCGTCGTCGTCCTCGAACTCATCGTCATCGTCTTCCTCCATGCGGTTGCCATAGCCTTCCATGGCCTTCCGCTTCCCTTCCTTACAGCCAAGCTTATAGGCCTCCTTCGCCAGTTCCAACATATCCTCGTCTTCCATGGCGTCGAATTCCTCGATCAGCTCCTTCAGTTTTCTGCTATATGTTCCCATATTATCCTGATTTTTTATTGTTATTACCTTGTTTATCAAAAAGAATCTGCTTAATTTCCTCGATACCGCCACCAAACAATCTTTTCATCTCCGCAATCTCGCTCTCAAGATTGGCAATCTTATCCTCCTGCTCTTTCTCCTTCTTGAACTGGGGATTGAGTTGGGTAAGCATAAGCTCGCAATTATCTATGATGGACTTATGGGCCTCTATGCTATCCAATACCTGTCGGCTATTCTGCAACATGGAGCTTATCTCTTGGTTCATCATGGCCAGATCGCACGCCAATACCAGTTTCTCGCCGTTGTCAGGCTTATAGTCCGCTATGGACTTATCGGCCGGTACGGAAGATAGTTTAACCATGTCGTCGCCTACCTTGACCGTTAGATCGATAACCATCTCCGGTTGCAAGGGAGGGTAGCCCGTATTGAAATTTTGCGGTTTAGGTCTCAGGTTTTTAGTTTCCACCACGCTACCTACCTCGCAGAAAGGCTTGTCTGTCTTATGAAGGATAAAATATTGGTTGCCTTCTCTTAGTTCCTTAAATGTCATTTTCTTCTTGATTTAAAGAGAACCGGGTATTATCCCGGGTTCTCGTTATTTATTTCTCGTTACGTTCGCCTCCGCTCTGGTATCGCCCACTTGGGCGGACGGAGTAGGATTGCTTGATGCCTTAACCCCTAGAAGACGGAATATCCCCTGAGGCTTATTGAACCAAACAATATGCTCTGTATAACCTCCTAACATAGGCGATCCGTTAGCGGAGTCCACAGGGACGTTAACGTCATTCCCTGTCACCTGTACGTTATGGTGGTCAACAACCGGAATCCGGCTAGTACCCGCCTGAACGCCTTGTGACGGGACTGTCGTGGCGTATCCGTTGGGAACTATAACGTTCACGGGATAAGAAGCCTCCGTGGTCGTAACCGGATGTCTAACTCTCCAGATCAATACCCCAACATCTGGGAGGGCGCACCATACGAACGGATTGAGTCCGAAATCGATCCTTGGTTCCTCTCCATCGGGGGTGGATACGGCCTTGCCCGTCGTTGACACGACATAGATGCCGTTCTGGTCAACCCTCGGGACGCAAGTCCTTACGTTTAATCTCGCAGTCATGACAGGGCCTCCTTATACTAAGCCTCCATTATACGCGCATCCGCACCCCTCACGGGTTACTTGTACCTGCATCGGGTTGCAACAGTTGGGATTCGGGACGAAATAGGCCGGTATCGGACATGGAGCCTTTAGCTGGGACACGATGTTGGCGGTCTGTGCGGCCTGAGAGATTCCAAGCTCTAGGGCTGACTTCTCTTGACGCAACGTGTCGATCTTGTTTTGCATCTCTCTCATCTCCAACTGGCAGAACTTGTCATTGATGATCTGGGTTTGAGCGTCAATCTTGGCTCCAAGGATGTTAAACTGCGTATTGGCGTTACCGGACAAGGTGTTCGTCTGATTGACAATGGCCAATTGATTCTCATAACCTTGCGTAGTGATAGCGTTACGAACGTCGCAGCAGCAAGAGGCGATCTGGCTCAACAATTGGTTGTTACCGGATTGAACGGCGTTGATGATTTGCTGAGAGGATAAGCCTACTTGGTTACCCACGCTCTGGATCTGTCCTTGGATCTGGCAGATAGCGTTTTGTAATTGTTGGGTTGAGCAATTCAAGGAAGATGACAATTGGCTGATAGCCGTTCCGTTTCCTTGGATAGCGTTCATCAACAATTCACGACCAGCGTCATTGTTCAATTGAGCCGGTAATCCGTTAGCCCCGTTGTTGCCGAAGCCGTTGCCACCCCAGCCTCCCCATACGAAGAACAGGAGGATGATCCAGATCCACCAGCAACCACCACCGCCCCAAGCGTCTTGATTGCCCTTATTGTTCATCAAAGCCGCTACCAAATTGGGGTCCAATGATTTTCCACCACCGCCCATCAAGCTCGGGAGAAAGGCCATGATGTCAAACTTACTTCCACCGGAATTGCCTCCTTCGGGAGTACCGATAAAATAATTTCTATCCATTATCTTTAATTTTTGTCGTTAATCCGGCACCATTACCGGACACGACAAAAATCATGAGAAGGGCTTTGCTAAATAAATATCTCCTTGCTAGCTTGTTGCGAAGTTGTTGCTAGTTCTTTGCGGAAGGGGATGAGACAAAAAAAAGCGCCGCCAATTTGTGTTGACGACGCTTTTGCCTTTTAAGGGAGGCTTTATAATGATATGGAAAGGAGCTCTTCTCCTAATTTATGCAAGGCTTTTTCCAATACATGCATTGTAGCGTGGTTGGACTAGATATATGTTTTTTTCTATCTGAGTATTTATCAAAACTATTCCTTTCTAGGAATTCATTATACTCCTTAGCTTTTGGTTCATCTAAATTTTTCATATCATTCTATTTTATATAGCATGAAATAATTTTATATGGTAGACAGGAACTCTGACAATGAATCCATGTCCGAAAATTCTTTAACCTCACTGTCCTCATGCATATTCCTCGGTTTATTTCTATTACCTTTTACTATTTTCATCATCAGATCTATAGAGTCGCTCTCATTCTCCATAGAGACCCTCACTTTATCCAAGGCCAAAGCCTCTATTGTATTGCATAACTCATCCGCAAATGATCGAGACATAAAATATACATCCTTAAAATCTATACGTACACATGGGCTATTCAAATCCTTAGCCCTCATATAGATTTTTTTAGCTTCTGTCCTAGAACGAAGCTCTCCCCTTATCAATTCTGATATCACAATTGTCTTTTCCATGATCTTCATTCTAAATATTCATAAAAATTAAACATCCTTTCCTCTTTATATGGTATCCTTAATGCCACTATAGTTCCATCCCATTTTATATAATCAGGAAGTCCTATATATGATGTCTCTTCCTCTGACATAAGATGAAACGCTTGCCCAGACAGCAAAAAATATGTTCCTCCAAGTCCCTTAGACAACATTCTCTTGCAAGTACTTATACCATAACCACGATTCTCGGTATCTGGTAAATTTTTAGTCGATATACCCTTTCCCGCGCTTTTTAAAGCCTCCACATCGTTAGTTATACCTCCCTTGCCTGACTTAACATAACTACCCAGTATACTTATACCATTATCCGCTATGCAAATGTCTATATAACTCTTTGACGGATAATACTGAGCAAATATATAACCAAATTCACTCTCTGAATGTTCAGATATATTGTCAATCGTCTCAGTCAGCATATAAGATAAAGCCTTTCTCAACTCTCCTTCAATATTTAATTGCCTTATCATTATATTCTCTGCTACAGATAGTATATCGTTTTTTATGCTATCCTTGCTTTTACATCCCGGGAACTTTATTATAGGAATATATTTTTTCATGGAAAAATATTCCATATAATTATGAAAATCACTAACACTGTCAGCTACTACACCTCCTTCAAAATGAATAGAGTCCAGATAGCTTTTAACACTGTCCGATATATTCTTGCAAACCACATTCTTACCGCACTTATCTCTATAAAGCATAAGAGGCAATAAGAAAAATGGAGTCACAAATGCCGTATATTGGAAGTTCCATATGAAATCATCATCATCGGAATTCTCCATTTTCAGGATTATCCTGAATAGATGATTGAAGGCTTCTCCTATCCTAATATCATTTACCGCATGTGGCATATATATTTCCATAATGAAACTTTTCGTATACAACAAAGCCTCTGACAAGGCTGGTTACTTGACGAGGCTACAAAATCACCTTTTACGCCGCAAATGTCGCAAAAAATTTTGTTATATGAAAATTTTTTCATAGACAAATCACATGCCTTACAACATAACGCAACCTCAGACCATACCGGATAACTCCTCTTTGACGCTCTCCACCGTCCTCCTCAGGTAGTAACTCCTCCTTATCCTGTCCGGGTACAAGTTACGCATCCGGTTGACGGCTTGCCTCGTCATTCCAGTCAGATCGGATATGATATTGTCGCTCAACTTGCGATCGGCCAGTATGGTTATAGCCACTCCCCTAGCGTCAACGTTCCTCTCCTTGTTGTTGCTAAACATCATTACCGGATCGGTTCCGCACTCCTTGCAGACTGCCTCTATCACTTTTTTGTAAAAAATTTCCACCTTATTCATAAACTTTTTATTTCGTGGTTTGTTTTACTATTAAGCCGGGCAAAAAAATGCACGGCAGAAAGACTTATAAGAATCTTCCCGTCGTGCGTGGCATGAAAAAATAATCAAACTTCCGATCCGATTATTTAGGGAAGATTCTTTTTCTTTATCCTCCCTTTCCGGTTCGTTCTCACGAAGTCACCATCAAACTAATATTAAATTAATCATGAACAAAAAACGTCAGCCCTTGTTATTCATATAACGCATTCATTCTATTATCAGAGGTTTCTCGGGCGTGAGCCATGGAAGCCTCACCAAATTCTATAAAACCCGCCTATCCCGACATAGGGTGACAAGCCATGCTTTCCGATCCCATAACCGGCTATCGCGCCGATTCCCCATCTACGGGGGGAGATCGTCTTGGTTATATACTCAGTCTTACGATAAACCTCGATGTAGTCAAGATTAGGCTTATAGCCGGATATAAATAACCGATAATCATCCGTCTTGTACTCCTTTTGAGTTATCGGCACCGGGACATATATAGGTTCCTTAATCGTATCACCGTCTAATGTAATGTAGACAGGAAAAGGCTCAGGTATTGTTCGTACCAGTGTCTCATAGACCGGGTACGGGATGCTGTCATGTATCGTGTCAACATAAGTAAACGTGTCGGTCTTATGTATTTGATTGCCATCCACATCCCCCCGGATATGGTAGCCAGCCGTGAAACTGGCTACCAAGCACACTAGTATTAATATAACCTGCCATGCTCTCATAACAGATTCCACCCCGCAATAACATCCGACATATCAGCCTCCCTACCATTCTCCATCTTGCTCATCGCTGCCACGATCCGGATCATCTGCTCACGATCGTTGATGTTGATAGGATCATCAGCCGGGATACCGGCGTAATCTGATGCAAACTGGATATACTTTTCGGTATGGTTCTCCTCCGGAGGCGCCCATCTTCCTATCATCTTGCGAATCGTGTCAAGCTTATAGTTGTTATAGTAGTTCGACAGGATCTTAAAGATCGCCCGATAGCCATAGGCCATAGTTTCGAACTGCTTAAACGACTTGTCCTTGCTCGGACGTATCTCACCTTGGAACAAGTCTCCGTTGATCCGGATGTTTCCCGGGTTGTTGTTCCGATACCCACGAGGTAAATTATTTTCCCCCATATTTTACTCTCCTTTCTTCTTTTTATTCATGGCATTGGATAAAGCGTTTGTCAAAGCGTCCTCCAAAACCTTTTGCGTTACAACCTTACCGATCATGTCGGCTGTCTTACTCGCCTGCCTCCTTTGTTTGGCGTCAGCCTTCTCCCAGATAGACCTAACCTCCGTTATCAAGATAAATACGGTCACTATCGAGGATACGACCGGGACATTGGTCAAGAAAGGCAGATGGATAAATTCCCAGAACCGGCACACGTAGCAAACCGAGTCTATACCGCACGCTATACATACGCTACCAGCGTAAAGTATGAACTTACTGACTGTCCTACGCATGCCGTACGAATTACGCTCCTCGCCCCTCAATTTAGCCTTGTAATAACCCGAGGCGAAATCCCAGCCCATCGCCACCATAACGATGAACATCTCAAACACGACTACAGTCAGTAGCTCCCTCATACTGCAAATCATCTTAAAAAACTCCATTCTTCCGATCCTTTTTTTATCAAATAAATATTACATCATCCCTTACCGATATCCCCGTATCCTCGATCACCAAATTACCTCCCGATACCGAGACATTCGCCGCAAGGGTAAACACCAATATATTTCCGTCAACGTAAGCCTTGCGACTAGGCTGACGTACCGTAAGCCGCTCTTTGACCGCTCCGTTTCCGGTCGCCACGGTCAATACTTCGTACCGCTCCGTCCCCGTATAATTCTCCGTGTCACTCGTGATGACGATCTCGCCATTATCTCGCCCTGTATAGGCAAGGTGGAGATTCCCTCCACCTACGCCCCATGGTATCACTTTCTCCATACCGGGCAGGGGTCAAGATACCGACCATTGCGTATTGGAGGTAACAAGAACGGTAACAGCGCTTCCATCCGCAGGGATCGTTATATCTGTCTCGCTTAACGACAAGTTAGCGTCTCCGGCTGTTTGCTCAATCACGATCTGCTGCTGAACGGTGCTACCGTTGGATACCTTCAGGGTCCTGTCTATCTGCTCTATCGTGGTATTGGCCGGCAAGGTCAGATCCACAGACCATACCACCTCGCCTGTCGCTCCCGGATCTCCTTCGATCGCCTCCGTATTATTAGTGGGTTTACCACCTGCGGTATACTGGGGGGAGATCGTCGCCTCCTTCGCTTCTCCCACCCACGCGAATGACAAGGCGGCAGAATTGGATTTCCCATTGACAGTGACTTTTCCTCCTGTCTTATCTGCCGCCATCGACGACCCGTTATCTATGGATATATACTCGGGTTCCGCCTCTTGCGTCACCTTATAAGTCTTGGGTTGCGCCACACCGGATCCGGTAACCGTTACGGTCCCAGATCTCGTCTTTCTCCCCTTATACACCGTCGCTGTATTCCTCAGCGTATCATTACCCGATCCAGACATCGGGCTTACTGTCAACCAACTAGGTTTTGCCATACTTCTAAAATTTTTTATTAATTATTTACTATTCGACGTCCCATAAAACGTTTGATATTATATTCACATCCGCTTCAAAACCATAACTCCTTTGTAGCCATATAGCCGTTGGGGTAACGATCAAATGCGCTTCCCTAGTCCATACCGTATCTCGTCCCAGATAGATTTTCTTTACGTCCGCTCCGTTAAACTTTATATCTATCGCCCCGTTCAGAATCATAGTATTACATATAAGATGTTTGGATTAGGGGTCTCGATCTTGTCATACTCCTCTTGCGTAATGGCCTCGATCCTATGGATTGAGTCGGACACGAGGGTGTTCTTGGGGTTATTCAATATATCAAAAGATGAGCTGACATCCACCGTGGACACTTTCAGATTCGAGCAAGACTGTTCGTCAGTCTTCCCGCATGATCTCGGTATGAGCTTGAACGCCTCGCAAGCGTCAACGGCCATCATGCCATCTTTCTTATAATTCTCGAATAACGTCAACGTGTAAACCCCGCAATGTACCTGATCCTTCCCGTGATAAGAGAATCTTATGACGTTACCGACAAGGAGGAAATCCTTTATCTCTATCCTCTCGAATGAGTTTGACAAGATCACCTTCAAATCCCGTCCCTCAAGTGGTTCGGGAACATTATCGTGCAATATCGTCCACTGGACGGATATGTCGTTGCCTATGCGGATAGTTTCCATATTATCCAAGGGTAAAAGGATTGATCGTTTTCACTAAGGAGCCATCTGCCGTGATAAAGCTGTAACTAATATTACCCTCAACCGTTACATTCGAAAAATTTCCAATCAAGGAGCATCCAATAATAACCCCGTTTATATTCACACTAGTAGATGTCATTGTTATAGTATTCTTATAAAAAGATGAGAGGTTATTTTTTATCACGTTGCAATACGTAGATATTATGTTCGAATTGACATCTCCCATATTGTTACACAATACACGAAGCCCTCCTGATATTACATTATTGTAAATCTGACCTCCAATCAAGGGCTTATCTATTGAGATAACAGAGTTCTTAAATATGGAGGGAACCTTGTTAAGGCTTTTTGTTATTGTTATCTTATTATTAAAAACACTGACTTTATCTAAGCCGAGCGAGGCATCCTTAACGGTGGAACCATCCTTGACCGAAAATGTATAAAAATCTAGCGTATCGCTTGATATGTTTGGATTGTCTTCTGATGTCATTGGTGTTAAAAGATTCTTGAAATCATAAAACACATCATTTCCAAACTCATCTATCATTCTATATATCGAACCCTTGCCTCCTTCTTTAGCCTCATGAAACAGACTGGTATCATTATTAATATCATACCATATCTGCCAAGCGGACAACCGACTGTTTTTGAAATAAATATCTCCATCATGTAACATGGCAGATGCCTTATCCGATATCCTATCTTCCGTGATAGCTTCGACCACAATATCGAATTGGTGACCGGCGGACTTCCAAGACTTAAATTCTGTCACATAATCCGTTATCCTATATTTATTTCCTTGGACAAGAGAACTACTACCAATTAATGATACTAATTCTGAATAAGTAACATTTATCATGGCTCCACCGGAACCAGCCAAATCATACTCTATTCCATTTACGTTTATTTTTTTTATTGTTCCCATATCTTTATTTTATTATCAAGACTTCATTTTCCGCTACAACTTGAGAATCGGAAATAAAAAGAATATCTTTTAGCACTTCCGTCTTTATATTGTTAGTAAACACTAATACGCTACCAGCGATGAAGGCCTTTACCCCTTCAATGCCAGATTGAAGCAATTCTAATAAGTCTCTTATCTGATTAGATTGCTCATCCATGATAGCCCTAAGTTCTTTGTTGTTATCATTTAATTTATCATTTAAATATAAAAAATTAGAATCGATAGAATTATTTATTTTATCTTCTATACTAGGAATACTGACCGTTCCATCCTCCAATATGGATAAAGCATTTTTTCGATTATTTGGACCATTTCCTATCCCATAAGAAAATAAAACTTTTTCCCCATTTAATATCGGCTCATTATAACGACCAAAAGAAACCCCATAACTTGACTCTATAAGCAAATGATCTCCATGGCAAAAAGAAGAAGAAGAGCCTTCGCTCATAACACAATCTTTTCCTCCTATATGCGAGAAAGAACATCCTCTATAAACCTTATTGTTATACCCCTCGATGTGAACACAGAAGTTTTGATCTATATATTTTCTTCCCGAAAACAGAACATTATTGTATCCTTCCACATGATTTGCCTTATGTACAATTGGTGCACTATGCGAATAATACAAATCACCACATATATTATTATATCCTTCTACATGGCTTGTGTTATCACAAATAAAATTGTTACATCCCTCGAGGTGGCTTCGGCTACCAATTGACATGTTTAGGGCAAACCTCTCTAGTAGAGATACAGCGTCAAAGCTTAACGAGTGCTCAATATTCTCAGAGTTATAGGTTCCATAATCTTCTATGAAAGTCCTTAAAGCCTCCCCTTCTGTATCAAAAATAGGCCGATCCTCTATACCTCCTACGGTATTTTCAATAAAATAAGGCTGGGTGCCTATTGATCCTCCTTCTACATGCGAACCATCCCCTAAACAATAAGAATATAATCCCTCTACATGCGATTGCGCTCCTAAGCACCATGTTCCCCTGCCCTCGGCGTGACCCTCGCTAGCGAACACATTCGTTTTGTAACCCTCCGCATGCGCCCTAGGACCGGTAGCGTTGGTATTCATACCCTCTGCGTGGGCGTAATTTCCTGCCGCCTTGTTATTCTCATAGTCATTGAATATCTCGGCGTTCTTGTAACCCGAGTAGTTTTGACCTACACCAAAGGCAAGGCTGTCCAATTCAATAAAATCCCCGTTTGCGCTTTTATCAACGGAGGATTTAAAAATATAATATCTATCGGCTATGATATTATCCGTAGGGACAAACACGTTCCCCGCCCCATTTCCGTCTTGGCCGGGCTTGCCTTGTGGGATACCTAAATCCAAAGCATAAATAGGTACACCTTCTGGGGTCTCCCCTCTCAAGACAAAGCCAGCCGTTGCCGAGCTATTAAAAGGAAGGGTGGAGACCGTACCGATAGAGACGACCGGAGGATCTCCCGGAGTTCCCTTCGGACCGGTTAGCAAGGATAATTCCACCAACACATTCCATCCGGGATTTCCAACATACCTCCATTGGATATCCGTAGACGAAGAGGCTAGTTCTATCTCCCTACCGTCAAGTCCCTTAAGTATAGCCATGGGGACTCTCACTAATTCCTCCTTAGCGGAAATACCGGGCAAAGATGACACGGAGGATATAGAGTCAATCTCCTTGAACTGACTTAAATCCTTGGACTCCTCCGCTAAGATCTTTTTACTCTCAGCGGCGATCGCACGTAAATCCTCGGGCGTTAGAGTAAAGCCGGAAGACAATGTAAGATCCCCTACAGCCATATTATCGTATGTTATTCTTGTTTAAGGAAAATATTTGCCGCATCGTCTATCACGGTTGACAATATAGCCTTGCAGTCTTCGTCCGAGACTCCATCTTCCAAGACTATCGATTTCCTGCCTTTGTCCACAATGTTTACATAACCGAACCTAAGCTCTCCTTTTTTGACCGAGGCCAATACCTCTGTTACCTTTTCGCCCGCATTCCGTGTTGTCTCATAGGAGATATCATAATCTCCTACCGTGTTTTTGTATTTGCTTCTCAATACAGATGATAATGTTGATAGTGCCATGTTAATTTCCCCTTTCTATAATGTTATAAATTTGCCCATACGCTCCAGGAGGTAAGAGTAACGCCACTTTTTTGATCAATGTAGCCTCCTCGATTGTTATATCCAATTCTCCGTTAGCTTGCCTTAGCTTCAGATACAGCTCAAATGCTTGTAACTTGCTACGCGAATCATCTTCATCACGCCCTGTCATGTGGATATATTTGCCATCAAATAATCCTTGGCAAAGGACCTCGTCTATCATTTGATAACGTTTCTCCTTTTTCTCTCCGGCAGGTACCCACTCAAAGGCTTCTTCGCCTTGAGAATTCTTAAATGCTATGTGAAAATTCACTTTCATAATTATTATTTTTATATTAGGAACTTCTTCTTATCTCTCCAGTATTTGTATGTATTAATAAAGGCTTCCAGTAGGAACTTTCTGCCGTCGTACTTAAACCCTTAAACGTTATATCTCCTTCTGTATACAATGCCATGGAATCACTATTATCCGCTATTCCAATCAAAGCCGCCCCTTTTCCGGAATGAGATTCTACATGCCCGGCATATATAAAGGTAAAAACTTGTCCAGCCTCGTGCATGCGAATAAAAGCGTCGGCATCATCTGTCTCAAGGCTTTTATAGGACATTATCTTAAAGGCTCCAATAGTCCCCTCTGTTGCCGCCAACTTCTTAGCATACAAATTATTCACATCAATCATAGAAGTAGCGATATACCCATTAACGATGATTGTCTTATCTTCCAATGCTTTAATAATGTCATTCTCTTTGACCCAACCGGGAAGTAACTCGACCGATGTATTGGCTTCCTTCGCCGCATTTAAAGCATTTGTGGCGTCTGTAATGGCTGTAGTCGCCCTGCTATAAGCCGATGAAGCAGTTGAGTCTGCGCTATTCGCTATGCTATAGGCATCAGAAGCTTTCTCATAGGCTTCCAAGGCTTTATCCAATGCATCCCCGCCAGCCGCATCCACCTTATCCTGTAAAGAGGAGTCTAAATCTGAATAGGTAACGGCTCCCACAAGGTTGATCCTATTCGATTTAATGGTGGTTGTCGTTGCCGTCTGGTTGATATACGATATGATATTATCGCCGTTTTCCAAGCTCTTGGCGGCGAACAACGTATTTCCCTGCGTAGTGTTGATCCATCCCGCCGTGTCTATCTCATTCCTTATATTATCCACCCTCGTTGATATGGCCGATATTTGCCCAGCGGTAATATTCAACTGAGAATCATACTTGGTATACACCTTACCTGTTTCCTCATCCACATAATCCTTCGTTGCCGCCAGCTTGATAGACTCTTCTGTTTGCTCTATCCTTGTCTCCAACCTGATAATGGCATCCGCCAAGTTATCGATAAACAAGGAAACACCATAAATCAGTATTTCCCCATCGAAAGATATACGGAAATCGCCACGTTCGTCCCATTTCCCCGCTTTCGAAAGCTTACGATACGAGGATGATGGTTCCAAGGACATGGAGACATAAAGGCTTGATCCCTCGAAACCTGCGGTCAATATCCCCGCCTTAACAACCCGGTAATGTAATGAGAAGGAATAGTCATACTCGGTCGCCTCGGTCTCATGTGACGGTATGTTTATAACGTCATTCCGCTGGAGGATATACGAGTCACTGATACGTAAGACATTTCTGTTGCCGTCTTGATAAATATCTGAAACTCCCCTCTTCTCTGACAGGAAAGAATCATTGGCGTAAATAAACGATCCGTCATGTCCCCAAAAACTTATTGAGTTCTCTGTCACCCAATAGTCCGTATTTTGGGAGAATGAGCTATTTTTCAATATATTGCCCGGCTCTAAGGATATATCGTTCCTGATGCCTTCGATTGAACTCTCGAATTTCCCGTTCATTATGGAAAATTCCTGCTCGACCGTATTACCTGTATCAAGGATGTAGGTCGAATTTTCAAAGTAAGCCCCGTTACCGTAAATCCCCCAAACACCGGTCAAATCTATACCGTTTTTGGTTCTTATCCCGGAAAGATTTCCGATACGTGCCTTGGTCGCGTTATCGGGGTCTGTCTTCATCCCATACACGACATCCATATATGGAGCGCCGATCTCGTCGATCGTAGTAATCTTGACAATACCCTTTCTGGTAGAATCAGCCACGCTATCTATACGGGTTAATACATCTCCTTGCGCAATGTCGGCTTTATCACCGGCAAAGTTGACAAACGTAATCCAGTCCAAGCGATCTTCACCGTCCGATAAATTACCGATGCCGACTTGATCAACCCGAAGTTCGTATTGCTTGATGATATTGTAATCATTCTCCCCTGTCGGCATTCCCCCAAAATGTTGGACCATCAATATATCCCCCGAACGGAACGGATTGTAGAGCACGCCGTTCCCCGTGTCCAAGTAAATCCTTCCGGTCGCATGGTCGTAATACTCCACCTTCATCATCCCTGAGAATATCACGTTGTCGTTTTCGCCACGAAGCTGAGAGACGATGAACTCATAGACCCGGAGACTGCCTCTCACATTTATATCGTCTATCTCTAAACGGAATTTCTGTTCCTCTACACCAGCCGAGTTAACCCGTTTATATGGAGCAATATCCCAACCGAAGCCATTAGGGAAACCGGATATAAACGTATGGGACCCCACTCGTTTCTTGAATAAAACATTCCCACGGAACCATGACTCATCAAATATGGCACGACCATCGGCCTTGATCTCCCAGCCCTTACCGTCCATGCCGTCAAGAAAGATGGAGGAGCCTATCTTCTTGTCGAATAAAATATCCTCATGGGCGATATCGGGTATGTCCTTACGAAGGTAACGTTTGTCGTTATCCTGTTTTACCTTGTTTATCTCATATAATGTCCGCAGAGCGGAGAAAACGTTCTCGTCCGAGGCGGCGGTAGTATCCTCTTTCTTTATGATATACACCCCGAAAGAACCGCTACCTTGGTTGACGTACGTGTTATCCTTATATTGGATATTCTCCAACTTACGCTCCAATTCTCCCAACCGGGAGTAAGCAGCGCTCTCTCCTACCGTATAGGAAGGCGAATCATATGGGATATCAAGTTTTTTCTCGAAACCCAATACCCTAGATTCCCGCCCATTCTCAAAATAGGCCTTATTGATAAGCCTGACACGCTGTCCTACGGATAGATCAATCGCCTTTTCCGGGTTCAATATACCATTATTCTCATCGTAGCCGGAAGCGTAGTATGAGTTAAGGACGCATGTGTAAGTGGAAGGGTCCGACACGACCTTGCCCTTATACTCTATCGTCCTTCTTAGCAATTCCTCTTCCGCCTGCGGGATAAGGGTGTCACTTACGTATTGCGTGTCAAAATTGTATAGGATATATTTGTTCCCCGTCCCCGGTATAAGAGGGCTTTCCGGCAATGTCTGACCATAGGAGTCATTACGGACTATCTCGAACACCTGAGCCTCCGGATCATCCTCCGGCAGTCCTTCCGGATTGAATCGCAAGGCGAAATCCATGCCTGACAACGGCCCCGTCTGGAATACGACACGAAGCTCTTTGCCGGGAAGCACGTATTCTTCGGAGAAGGACAATCCCGAGTCCTTGAACCGATAGACGGTGAATGTCTCCGATGTCCCGTCCTCGCCCTCCTCCGTGACCTCCTTCGGTATCACCTCGGTTATCGTACCTATCTTACGAGGGTATATATCGTCGAATATAACGACCGCCTCCACTATTTGATCCTCGGTCAATCCCTGTACCACGTCCACATAGGGGGTTACTTTAGGAAGCATGAGGCGTTTTTGCACCACCCCTTGCACCACCGTACCGGATTCCCCCTTGCGATAGCCCGAGGGGATATTTCTCGTTGAGCCGAAAGCGTACAGGCGTGTGGCGAACAGGTCTTGGCTTTGGCTCCTTGGCATGGACGCTACCTGCCTACCTATCTCCAGATCTACGGGATCGCCACGCTCTATCCTGCCTATATATATCTTGTCACCCTCTACCCACCACTCGCACTCCCACGCCTCGGCAATCTTGGTAAGGGCATCCACGATATTCGTGCTGTCGTATTGCACGAGCTTGGCGACAGCGTCAACGGAGCTATCGACAACGGCTTGGTACTCCTTGCCGTTATACCTGAATCCCAGAGATCGCAAATTGGATACGACAATGCTTAGGTGGGCCTCCGGAGCACGTGTAAGGCTCCATGACGCTTCCTTGTTACCTTGCCTATCGTAAAATAGGATATGATTCTTCCATCGGTAATAATGCGAGTCGAATCGCACGCTATAGTCGTATCCGCCTGTGGATGCGTTGAATGTCGGGTATGTCTTGCCAGTTACGTAGAAAACGCTACCTTCATAATCGATATTGTCTCCGATCTCCAGTTGTACCGGGTCGGACAAGGAGAACACGAGGTTCACATAGTCCTCTTTCATCAACTCAAACCGACGTACCGAACCCGTTTCTATCGATACCGACAACTTGACTCTACCAGATATGTCCTTAATCTCGATCATGAACTCAAAGTTCACGCATATAAGGGGGATGGCAAAAAATCAAGCGGACCTAAAAAAAACAATGGCGGGATTGTTGTAATTTTGTTGTAGGAGGAAATAAAAAAAGCCCCGAGCCACTGGTATGGTACGGAACTTTTTCTTTTATTTTCTTGATTTTAAATGTTTATTGATAGTTTAATCTATAACTTTCGCCTTCGCATTCATATTCCCATACATACAAAGGTTTATAAACCATCTTGAACATGAGGGCGGAACTCCAGTCATCTCCCCCCATTAATTTGCCACAATCTTTTTCTTCATAGACAATCTGATTTGAAAAAGAATCATATACATAGAACCGATTAATCGTAACATTTTTGTTTGAACCATTATGAAATTTAATATACATAGTCCCCGTGATAAAACCATTGTTGTAAAGTCCATTCAAACGTGTAGACGCAGTTATTTTTTCTTCAAGAGGTATTTCCAAAACGGTTATTATACATTCCGCTTTCACCGTCCCGTCCTTCGTAGACACAGTAACCGTGCATTCTCCCGGATTTGATGTATTTATTATTCGTTGCTCTTCGTTAGCAAAATAGGCAATACTTTTATCGGAAAATTCAAATTTCAATTCTGAGTTATCTGCGTTATATGGATATACAGAAACATCCAATGTAAACGATTCACCTTGATTTATAGTAATATTAGAAGGATTTAGTATTATACTTTCCACCGCTATCGTCTCCACCGTAATCTGGCACGCATACCGTTTCCCATTCACAGTCGTATAGACTTCTGCCTTCCCTTCTTTCAGTGCATTAATCCCTATTCGTCCGTTTGAAATGGACGTTATAGACACGACAGAATTGTCCGAAACATACCATTTAACTCCGGAGACATCCGCATAACTTGGCTGTATTGTATAATCAATGTAAGTGTTTTCGCCTTTTTTCAGACTTATGTTTTGTTCCTCAAAAGATATGTTAGATACCTGTGTTTGACCCTCTTCATCTGGTTTATCATCGTCTTCTTTATCACCATCTTCGCCAATAATGGTAACCATTGCATTAGCCCATATGAGCCGGGAACTGTTATCTTTTATCCCGTGGTTGACTACTTCTACAATCACCGTTCCTGATTTAGTGGCCACAAATAATCCAGTACTGTCAATACGCCCACCGCCTGTTTTATTATCTTCTGTTACGACAGTCCAGACAAAATCATCCTGCGGATAGTTTGACGGGGACGTTATGGCTTCGAACTGATATGTGTCTCCAACCTCTAGTTTTAAAGTTTTAACGTTCAATCCTATGCTTTTCAACTCAATCACTTCCTTTTCATCTTCGTTAGTACAAGATGTAAAAAGAAAGAAAGGTAGCAGCGTCGCCAAAATTAAAAATAAAACGCTCATTTTTAATACATTTACATTATCATTTCAATCCAAATCACAACATTACAGCAACTTGCTTTTCCACGGCTTTTTTTATGAAAGCGTTAATAGAAACGCCTGCTTGCTTTGCCAGAACAGCCACTCTACTATGAAGTTCCGGTGATAAACGAACGTTCAATGAACCGGAATAGCTCTTATGCGGCTCAATCCCCTCTTCCTCGCAATACGCCAGATAATCATCTACAGCCTCGTGGAAAGCCGTTGTAAGTTCCCGCACACTTTCCCCCTCAAAATTAACAAGACCATCAATGCCTTCTATCTTTCCAAAGAAAACATTGTCCTTCTCGCTAAAAGATACAGACCCGATATAACCTTTATAAGTCAATGTATTCATAATAACCTCCTTTACTTTATATATCCTGCTTCTGTTAAATCATCCAATACTTGCTTCATGGCATACCCTTTTATTATGTTTCCGGGATGGGGCTTGTGCAACATAATAGGACGTTTGTCGCCATTGCGATAAATCACTCTTGACCCAGACGTTTTACCCTTGCTTGATTTTACATATCCAAATATGGATAAGAGCCTTTCCAGCTCATCAAACGTAAAATCGTTAGGTTGTTTCTTGAAGCGTTCTACCAACTTTTCTTTTGTTCCCATATTGAATGTTTTTGCAAATGTAACTATTTTATAGTTGCAATGCAATTTTTTAGAGCATAAAAAGCCCTATCAATCATTTTCTTTTGGTTTGGTTAGTTCTATATTTACTTCTTTGCCACAATGAGGACAAATTACATTTAAAGAGTTGCTTACTGGTGCACTTTTGTAATCGTCAAATAGAGAAGCTAAAGGTACATTCAATTCTTTAGCGATATTAGAAAGTACGCTGATAGATGCACTACCTTTTTCTCTTATAATACCACTTATATATTGAGGTGTTACGCCCATTCTTTCAGCTAAGTTTTTTGCTGAAATACCTTTTTCGTCTAAGATTTCTTTTATTCTGTACATATCTATAATAGTTTATACCACAAAAGTAATATGCTTTATTATAATTAAATCAATATACTTCACTAAATAAAGTTAAACGCTTTATTATTTAAACCGCATAGCTTGTTTAATAAAGTTATATGCTTTACATTTGCGCTATCAAAATAAAACAACAGAACAATGGCTACACAGAAATACAACAAGAGTGAGATCATGAAGGAAGCGCATAAGATCTATAGAGAGTGCAAAATATACGGACGTACATTCGGCTCGTGCCTTAAACAGGCTTGGGGATCGGCGAAAGCGATGGTGCAGCTTGCGGAAAAACGTGCGGCGTTTGCTAAGGAACTTGCGGAAAGATCCCATAATGTAAGACTTACTCATGTCGGTATGGCTAGCCTTTACGGTAACAGGGTTTATTCGGGAGATTGATAACTATACGTTAATGATATAAGAAATATGGAAACGATAGAGGTATTGAAGAACGTGCAAAGGATTGCATTGGAGTGTATGATCGGAAGGAAACCGGTACATATAAATGTAGGCGTTATGCCGGAGACGGGTGGTTTATGCGTCACCATACAGGACAGGTCTCACGATGTGGTCTACATGGAGATATTCAATGACTGGATGCCGGATCACAAGGAATGGAATAAAAAGACCTACGATAGATTCATGAGCGTAATTAGCGACATGACTTGCAGGCTTGCGGGATAACTCGAACGACGGGGAGAGGATCGGAAGTAGATGCCCCTCCGGTAATACGGCCGGAGGGATTTTACAACAATAGCTCCATTGTGGTGTTTCGAGCCTTGAAAAAATAGGCCACGGATTTTGTCATATATAATTTTGTGATATGAAAATGATCGCTCATGTGACGGTAGCGAAAGAAGATATTTAAGGGCATTGATTCCAGTTGCAGACCGTCACAATAGGCAACTTCAATCTTTGCCCTTCGCTTTTTACCTTGTCAAGCGAGACTGGTAATAAGCAGGTAGGACGGCATACACCGGGGTTCAAGTCCCCGGCTACCACTTCGGTCAAAATAAAATCCTCAAAGGTAGTGCTTGACCGAGCTACCAATGAGGATAATATTAACTTTTATAACTGCACAAAGTTATGAATAATATTCGAATTTTCCAAAATGAGCAGTTCGGACAAGTAAGAATTGCTATGAATGAGGACATCGAGCCATTGTTTTGTTTAGTGGATGTGTGCAAAATTCTTGGATTAAGAGTTGATAATACGCTTCAACGATTAAAAGAAGATGGGTACTATCGAATAGGGGTCACCGATTCTCTTGGTCGTATTCAAGAAGCCTATTTTATTAATGAGAAAAATCTGTATCGTGTTATAATGCGATCTGATAAAGAATTTGCAATTACTTTTCAAGATTGGGTATGTGATGAAGTCTTACCTTCTATCCGGAAAACCGGAGGCTACATGATATCCAAACCGGAAGATACTCCAGAGGAACTTATGGCACGTGCTCTTCTAGTCGCTCAAGACGCATTGAGGAGACGTGAGGAGCGGATCGCCAACCTAGAGCAACAAACCGCCCTTCAAAGCAAGGAACTTCAAGCCGCTGCCCCAAAGGTCAATTACTACGAGAAGGTATTGCAAAGCACCAGCACGTATAACACCAACCAGATCGCCAAGGAGTTAGGAATGAGCGCCGTCACATTGAACCAAAAGCTGAGAGAGATGGGCGTACAATACAAGCAAGGTGGTCAATGGCTATTGACACACAAGTATCAAGACGAGGACTACACGAGAACAAGGACATATCCATACGTCCAGCGTGACGGAACGCCCGGAACGGCGATGCAAACCGTATGGACGGAAAGAGGACGGGAGTTCATCCACGGTCTTTTTGACCTAAAGAGTACCATCGTGTCCGGGGTGAAGGAATTGTCACGCATATATAACAACATGGACGAACTTGAGAGAAAGGAAGATGTATTCAGCGAGCCTTTATATACGGACATGTCTAAGATAGACGCAATGTACGAGGCTTTCCAATCCATTTATTGCAAGTCCAAAATGACCGTGAATGATCGCAAGAAGTTCCTGTTTGTGATAATCTTGTTGTATTGCCCCAAAAAGTTGGCGGGCAAGAAAATGAAAAGCGGATTACGTGATAAGATAGCGAACATCCTACACATGAGACAACATTCCACCCTTTCCAACAACGTGAAAGATCTTGTCAAGGAATATGACTCTGATCCTAATTTCAAGAAAGACGTAAGCAAGGCGTACAATTTCATCACTCAAAATATAACTCCGGATATAAACAATCATCTATTATCCAGATTAGGATGAATGACCCCAAAACCTTAACTATGATACCTGTGAACTATTAAATGATTGATTGAATATGAAAGACATAAACACGATACTAAACGAAATGCTTTTAACGTCCCAAAGGGACAAGAAGGCGATGGAGCGATTCAACCGGCAATCCTTGAAAATGGAGAGGCTTATCGACGAGCTGGAGAGGGCTTGCGGATTTAGCGGCACCAAGCCCAAGCCACATATGACCGTGTCGGTATACAACAACGGGAGGTCAAAGCCGGGAAGATTCGACCTCCGATCTTTAAATACGCATCTTTTAGCGCAATAGGACGAAGAGCCGTCTAGCCAATAAGGGCCGGACGGCTCTTCACTTATCCCCTTGACGTTGGGTCAGGTTCCTCGAACTTAACGGATAGCCTACTATTCAACCTGTTCCGATCCAAGGCGAAGCTTGATGATCTCTTATGGACAAGGGTAAATGTCATATCAAGATCCGGAACACGCAATACGACCTTGCCTTGTTGAAGGACAGCCAAGAACGCCTTATAATTCAGCATATATTCCTCTTGCGTATCCCCGTGTATGTTGAACGTAAGGGTAAGATCCCGGCTAGCCACCTTGGGATTATTGAACACGACCCTCTTCCCGTTTTCTAACCGGCTCTCGTTCTCTATGAAATCCTTGTTTCCCGCTGGGGTTAGCAAGGTCTGGATAAAACCCTCTCCCATGGCGACACGATACGTGCCCCATGCGTCATTCCCGTTAATATATAGATCCCCTAACATAATATCCTTGCCGTTCCGTCGTTAATAATCTCCACCTCGCATCCCCCGATATTGACAAGCAATATCACGGAGTAGTTCCCGGCCTCTATCTTGGCCTTGCCCCCGTGCATCAAGATCACCTTATGCACCCTCGTGTTATCGTCATAACTCAAATACGCCACGGTATTACCTATCACACCTACGTTTGTTTTATTGTGAAGCTCAATTAGATCACGATCCACGTATATCCCGTAGGGAGCTATGTTTTTAGCCATACCTCTAAATAAATTCAACGAAGGATAATTATTCTCCTCGCAAAACTCCCGCCCTTGCGGGGAAAAAAACAGCCAACATAGGCTCTTCCAGTCAGTGGCCTTGCCTGATTCACTGCAAGCCCCTAACGAAATAGCCCCTCTCGTTATATCTCCAACATTCATACTACATGTTTTTAGTGTTAGTCTCTATACTAGTCAATTTATCCACCGCTTTTTTCAATTGTATCACGGTATTGGCGGTATTATCATTGATCTGCTGTAACTCTATATATATACTGGCGATCATCGTCCTAGTCTCATCCGCCACGTCATACAACGAGGCTATCTTTACAGATATCACGTCCATACTGGCCTTTATATACAAGAGGCTCAAGAATTGCTCGGAGCCTTGCAAGAACAACAGTATCTCCTCCCCTGTCATTTGCAGGGCGGTGAAACGGCCATTTAACTCATCGGCGCTATCTTGAGACATCTTCTCGAAACCTCCGGATGTAGCGGTCTGCTCATATTTATCATTCTTATCCTCTTGGAAATACTTGCTTGACGTGTCGAAGACCTTCTGGGCCTCAGCGTCCATCTTTTCCTTCAACTTGTTCAACTCCGCTTCTTCCCAAGGCGAAATGATGCCATCGGACATATAATCGGCCAGTTTCTTCATGAATTCCTCTACGGAAGGGGATAATTTATCCTTCAAGAATCCAATGATAGCCGTCTTGATCAAATTTTGGACAATCTTAGTCGAAGCCTCTGCCGCATCAGTTCCTGTAGCCCATGCCTCCGAATACGCTTGGGCGAACTCGTCAATAGCGGACATGACATCAGTTCCTGTTATAGCCTCTATCGCTTTTTCTTTATTGTCTTCAAGTTTGAGATTTATATCATCCAATTGTTTCTCCCATTCTTTTATACGCTCTTCATCCGTTTTTTTCTTATCCTTTTCCTCTAGGATTTGTTGCTGAATCATCAACTTCTGTTGTTTAAGGAGCTCGTCTTGTTGGTTGATCAGTTTTGCCGCACTTGTAGAATAAGCCTTTTCTATGGAACGGCCTAGTTTCTCATACGAGGCATCTAACACATCGATCTGGTCTTGTAATCTCTGTATACGTTTCTCGCTCTTTTTGTCATGGATCTTAGCGATAGAGGACGCTAGAGAGGTCACTACCCCAATAGCAGCACCAGCGGATGCCCCTATAGGGCCAAACATCGCACCCGCTTGCGCACCCTGCATAGCGGAATTTACAGCGTCCATTGCTATATTTAAACCTTCCGCTATGTCATTAAAAGCACCTCCGAACGAATCACCAAGTTTTCCAAAGGTATTTGACAAGAATTGAACAGAGGTCATAACTTCATTTACACCCTCATTAATGAGCTGTAATGATTCCGTCAGTTTTTTGGGGTCGTCACCAGCGGCAAAGAATCGCCTCACTCCTTCTGTCACCTTGTCAAAAGCGGGTCGCAACTCATCAACCTTCTCGTTGGTGCTCTCAACGCTTTTCCCTGCCCTATCCATTATTTCCGGCATATCAGACCAAAGATCGAATTGTTCCTGCGTTATGCCTAATCCCTTGCCTTTTGATTCATCCCATTCTCCGGACTTAAGAAACTCCAAGGCCTCCTTTCCTTTGATGGATATCTCTATCAACTCCTTTAGAGTCTTGTCCTTCATGTCTCCAAAAAGAGCGATTATGGCATTGGCGGTATTGCCACTTTTTATCTCAAGGTCGGAAAGCTGCTTATCCCATTCCTTCCCGAGTATCAATTTCTCCCCCTCGGTCTCGGCAAACGCTATTTTTTGCCCGTATTCGGCGGCGAGTGCCATTTTTTTGTCTTGATAAGTGCCATATTCCTTAAGATAATCATTCATGGCTTTACGTTGAGCCTCGATCTGTTCGTTCTCTACTTCTTGCGTGGACCGCATACGGGTAGCCTGAGCCTGCGTAATGGCTGTTTTTATTTCAACCGTTTGTTCTTGCGTGAGTTTTCCCCCTTGCGCCTCACGCCACTCTTTCTCCCTCTTACGGATAGCCTCTATTTCACGATCGTAATCATATTCTATTTGGGCGATGCGCTTATCGGAGCCTTCTTCCATAAGATTTATCCTAGATTGCTGGTTCTTATTTTGAAGATCAAGTAATTGCTGATTAACACGCTCTTGTATTTCTTTTTGTTTTTCAGCCTCTTTCTTTTGTTTTTCTACTTGTTCTTTATTTATCGAAGCTTTATTAAACGCAATATACTCGTCTCTAAGCTTCTCTAAGGCAGAACCTCCTATATTCGCCGCATCAGCAGCATCTATCAACTGGCCTTTTGCCTCATTTAAACGTCTGTTATACTCATCTTGGGTTATAGCGGAAAGAGACAACTTCTTATTCAATTCATCCTGCTCCTTAATAAAATCTTGATAAGCTTGTATATCTGTGAGCAAAAGATCCACATGCGTCTCAACCGGCTCATTAAGCTTGCTTATTTGTTGTAAAAGCTGTGTATTGGATTGCTCTAATTGCTCTGAAACAGACTTACTTTCCTTTAATAAGGAGCGCCAATATTTAACTTGTCCATATTTATTGTTAGGATCTTCAAGGTATTTTGTGAACTCTGATGTATTTTCTTTTGGCATCAAAGCCAATAACTTGTTTATTTCTTTCTGATATCTTAATTGCTTGGCGATCTCCTCATTATACAATTTAGCACCTTCCTCTAGCTCTTTTTGGTAAGCCGTAGATATCGCCTTGTTCTTCATTGATTTAACCAGAGCCTCATAGCTATCTCCTACTTTACCTAACAATATTGCCTCTTTGGAAAGATATCCAAGATATTCCGGATAAAGCTCTTGCATCTTTTTTGCCGCTTTTACTCTAGCCTCATATGATCTAGCTGAGTCCGTAGCAATAGTATACAAGATTTTTAACTGTGTAGATTCCTTAAATATTCCATCTATGGATTCTTTCTGAGCTTCATTTAATCTCTTTTGCTGATCCGTTAAATAAGACAATGCCTTACCTCCTCTTAGAAGACTCTTCGTCCATTCGATAATATCCTTCCCATAGACAGATAAAAGCGTTATCGCCGCAACCAAGGCCGTTTGCCAGCTGAAAATAGATGTTATCAACTGCTTCCAGACAGGAGCCACTTTTGCCACGTCATTATTTCCTGCCGCTACAGCCATCTTGAACGCCTTATACTCCGCAGCGGCTTTCTTCAGCTCATCGGCAAGCATCGGCAAGTTATTGGATATAGCCAAAAAGAATGTATTCCAGCCAACAGCAAGGGAAGGCAACTCCCTTGCGACCTGTTGAACCGACACGCTCAATCCGTTCCAACTACTGGCGTAATTGCCGACGTTCCGTTGATATCGTCCGGTAGCTTGCTCCGCCGAACTAATCTCCGTATTCAAGGCCTGTATCTGTTTTTGCAGGTTAGTCCCTACGGTCGCTTTCCTATCCGTAGCGGAAAGGCGGTCATACTCGGCATTAAGCAACGACAATTGCTTTCTCAACGCTACGAGGGAATCCGAGGCGGCTCCCTCGATCTTGATATTGTCCGAATATTCCTTCCTTAGCCTCTTCAGGGCCTCGTTCTCTAAAGCGTGCTGCCGGGTCTTCTCCTTCAGGTCGGTTAATATATTAGATCCCTTCTGGGAATTTTTATCCGCATCCGAGAGAGACAAGTAAGACTTATTGAGTTTTTTGATCTCGTCACTTAGGCCTTTAACCTTTAGTTGTTGCTCGACAAACACATCGGTAGCGTTATTCAATTCTTCTGTTATCTGACGAGCCCCATCAATAATACCATTAGAGACCTTAAGCTGCTCTATTACCCTTTGATAATTCTGCATCTGCTGCTCATAGTCCTTTAGTTTCCGTGTCGCCTCCTCGTATTTCCGGTTTAAATCGTCAAATCCCTTGGTATCTGTAGATACATCGAAATCCTTCAAGGCGGATTTCAACTCCTCCACCTCCTTTCGAAGATTTATAAGTTTCTGTAGATCGGCATCGACCTCGAAATTTAGTTTTGCCATTAATCACCCTCCTTTCCCTTTCGGTTCAACAAATCACGCCCGGTTCTCTCCACGATCAAATCACCGGTAACGCTATGCAATATATCCTTCTGCATGATCAGAAGGTTTCGATAAGGTATTTTATAAACCACGTCCTCATAAGACAATCTTAACGATTCCATGAATGTGGCCACTTGCCCTAGCATGGTCTCATTACCTGTCACTTTGGTGTCGCCGCCATTCTTGCCACGCTCTCGGCTAAGGCGGCACAGACGAAAAAATCCTCTGCGGATATGAATTTAACGACAGTCTCCAACGCCTCCCTTAGCTCATGAAGGGTCGCCCCCTCGATCTCCTCATATCTATCGGCGCTCCCCAAAACAAACACTGACAAACCCTTTAGTATATTTTCCAGTTCGTTCCTCACCTTTTCAAGATCCTCCTTGCCCGATGTTGTCTTATCAATAAGAGATAGGTATTGTATACCTTTGCAAATCGTCGCTATTGTAGGAGGACTTACCTTATACGCCTTCCCCCCTAGGACCACGACCTTGAAATCCTCACCTAGGACAGCGTCAGCCACTAAACTAGCACCCTTGTTCATGTCACGTAAAAAAATTAGAATTAAACAAAAAGGGGACGAACGGAAAATACCGCCGTCCCCGTGCCTATAAGACATATTACATTCAACCCTTCAAGGATTTTCCTTCCACGTCAAACCAATACTCTGAAGCTATTGTCGTGGATGATTTCAGTGGGGTGGCGGACATCGACAAACCAACAGCCCCATCCGTGGAAGCCCCACGACCCACAAGATTCGCCTTAGGGAAAATGATAGCCACGTCATCATTGGTAATAGCGACGATACATTTATATCGTTGCTCGCCGGCGTTGCCACGTTCCCATCCCTTATCCGTATCCAAGGGTTTACCGCCCATAAGCTCGGCCTTGGTAGCGAAGTCATATGCCCCGATCACCCAATTCAAGCTCTGTGATCCTGCCTCAAACGATGACCGATATGTCTGGCCGGTCAACTCATCCTTGAATTCTGTTAACGTACCGTCCTCCTCGGTATATTCATAAGTCCCTTGATGGACGATTTGAACATCCTTGAAAGCCGTAAATAACGTCTCCAAGTTCTCGTATGTGGGTGCAGCAACCAGAGGCTCCCCATAAAGTATCCTTTTTACGCCTATAGCAGAAATTGTTCTTCCCATATTACAATACTATTACATTTAAAACTTTAAATAATACTCTCACATTAACGTAGTGACATTTAAGATCCCTGTTAACCTCAATTCTAGTAGTGTCTACCTCGTAGGTATAAGGAGTGCCATCAAACACCGAGGTGTCCTTGAACACCTCCATGGACATACGTTCCAGCTTATTCATCCTGTCCAAATCAGGCGTTCCTTTCTCGTCCAGATCAGGGACGGCTATATTGACATGAACGAATCCCACCTTCCATGTAATTCCCGGCTCCGAGGAATTCGAGTGTACGGTAACCCTCTCCTCCTCAAGCTTACCTGTAGGCGTATCATCCTCCTTGTACACCCCGGTAACACCAAGTTCCAAGGCTTTCTTATATAAGATTGTCTGTATGTCCGTGCTTACTATCATTGTAACATAGCTATTACTTTAGCCTCGGCAGTATCTATCACGTTTAGCTTATGGATATCATTCACATAGCTAGCGTAATCCATTCCCGCTACGACAACCAATGTCACTCCCTTTGTATGCTTAGAAGCCAGATCCCTAGCGTAACTAAGCCCTTGCCTGCTCCCCTCGCTTCCATCCCCGGACTTTCCTTTAGCCCAGAACTGGACCGTCTTTTGGGATCTGGTCGTGAAAAAAACCTTCTCATAATTTTCTCCACGTCCATCTATCCTCTTAAACCCGCCTTCCTTTACGATCTTACCGTCCATTGATATGACATATCCCAATGAACTCCTCAAGTTTCCGGTAATATTGTTATATTTACCTTCTTGAACGGCGGTCTCATAAGCGGATTGCCCTAGTTGGGCTAGAAAGGCGAACACCTCACGATAGGCCTCCAAGATGAAATCATCCACATCGGACAAATCATAACTTAACTTTATTATTCCAGCCATATTTGCCCGTAATTTAGATAATCCGTGAGCATCGGGTTGATAACAACGCCACTACCGCGAATACTCCCATCTTGATTCAATACTCTCACGATATCCCCGGCATCAATCTTGATCTTATCTGTCACGACACGATATTTGTAATCAAAGGCTACGCCATTTACCGTATATACCCGATCGGCGCTCTTATCATAGCATTTACATCGTCCCAGTCTCTCCCATAACTCACCACCAGTCCCGGGAACAGGATTGCCATTGTCATCGTGATCATATTCCTTGACAACCTTTCGTTCTAATATGTGAGGAGCGTAATACATATCAATAATCCATATAAGATGAGACTACCCCAAGACCTAAAGACACATCCGGGCTAACACCGTTCCGTTCGCACAGGAACAAATAATACCGACGGAGGCCGTCCTTGTCCCAAGAGACAGAGAAGCCGCTCTCATTGACGCTATCAGGGCGCAATAGCAGCGACGGGATGATCTCTATCATCCCTGTCTCTACCTTGCCTATGGATTCACTAGACATCTCATCGTCCGGGGATAGCCCCGATTTGATGCTGAAATCCAGCATATCCGCCTCGGATAGATCTCCATAAGCCGAGAATTTCTGCCCTATGTAGTCTCTTATCGTCATGCCTCCACCGTCAATGAGTAAATGCCATTAATCTCGGTAAGGACCGGCAAGGATAGCGATTGAGCCTTGGTAAACTCTACGCCATTGGAATTGTCCGTCTCGCCCTTGCCCCATTGAGAGATACGAATCCGGCCATAATTAGAGTAAGTAACGCCCGGTTCCTGTCTCAACTCATTATCGGCGTAAGCGTTCTTGATGACACCTAATTTACCTGCCGGGACAAAGACGATATTCTTGTCGTTCCAAGGCTTGTACTCGGATAGCTTGCCGTTGTCTTGGATACGGGTGATACGTCTCACTGTCTCTATGACAGGAAGGTCATTAGAGCGTAGGAACTCATTCAAACCGGACATCAAAAGAGGAGTGCCGGATTTGTCGGTCCCAAAAATGACCTGCTTCATCTTCTTGTTCTTAAGCAAATAAGACAATCTGGCCGGAGACATCAATATCTTATCAAACGTCACCTTGTCTTGGGCCGCATCCACGACACCTTGGATATCCTCGAAAGGATCGACGTTGGCCTTATTGGTATCCGTCCAGTCAAGAGTAACGCTAGCGATATTCTCGGGCGGCATCTTGTAATCAATAATACCACGTACCCCTCCTTCAGGGTTATTATTGGCATTAAATGTAAATACCCCCTTGTTAGACAAGGCACCCAAGAAAATAATATCCAGCTTAGATTGTACGGATTTGACAACGGTAGACACGTTATTCCACATCAGATTAATGAGCTGCTGTGTCTTCTGGTCATCCGTCAACATCCTAGAGTCTAGGATCTGCAAGACCTTGCGATACTCCTCGATCGGCATTGAGTAACTCATCTGGTGGGTAAGGACCTTTTGCTTCAAGGTCTCAAGCCCCTCCGTACCCAAGATCGGTTCCTTTCCCTTGGAATCAAGGGTAGCCGCCGCAACGCTCAAGTTATATTGCCCGATCAGCTCCTCAAAATTAAGGCCGATAGTCGGGACATCCCAATCAAGATAACGCTCGTAGATATTCTGGTCAAACAAGCGCTTGCGAAGCTCCGTGGCAGCGTCAATACGAATCTGAACCTCTTTCGTCAGTTCGCCAAAAATAGAACTATAAACATCCATCGTTCACCTCCTTACTGTCTAATATACTTAATAGTGGGATTATTCTTCATGCTGAATCCCGTCAACCATGAGGAAGGGACTGGATAAGCCACATCCTTAAGGATAAGGACCTCATATCCCGCCGATACCGTCTGGAAAGACATATTCTTCGTATAGACAAACGTTGTCTCAACCACAGCGTCAGGCTCATCCGTTCCCACGGCAAGAATCGCCCCTTCTGTAGCAGACTCTACAGCGTCAGCCAATGTAACCACGTCATAATCAGAGTTGCTTGAATCTACGGAACTCACGTTCTGCCCACCAATAGAATCTCCCTTGGCGACAAAGCTATCTTTCCCTATACGTGGCTTAGTGGTCGTTCCTCCGGCTAATACCTTAACGGCCTTACAGATCTTGCACTCCATGCGATCAAAGTCCAGCTTGATAGGAGTGCCCTTTCGCACGATTGTCCCTTCCGCCAACTCAGTGGTTAATTTGAAATCTCCGGGAAGGACTGCGCATTCCCCGCGCCAAAAGACGGGGAACGATCCTTTAATCTTTGTTTTGTTAAATTCGATACCCATAATCTTTTACTTTAATTAGCGTCCGGCAATGATTTGGCCCAATCCTTAGCGAGCTCCTTGCTCTTTTCCTTGGACGTAGAGACAGAGAACGCCGAACCTTTTTCCTCTAATCCCTTTGCGACCTCATTTTGTCTCACCTTGGACAGATAAGTATCAATCGCATTATCGTCCATATCGTCCGTTATAGCGAAGCCCTCCTCTATCCGTTCCTTTGAGATCTTAAGGCTCTTGGCCTTGTCAAGGATCAGATTGTGTCTTTCAGCACGTGCTTTCTCCTCCTTAGCTTTATCATTCTCGGAGGTCAAGAGCCGGATTTTCTCGTCCTGCTCCTCACGATACTTCTTGAACCAATCCGGCTCCTCGTTTTTATCTGGTTGCTGTTGCTGGCCGCCCCCCTTGCCTCTCAACTCCTCTAATTCCTTCTTGTAATTTGCGCATTCGGTTCGCACCTTATCCAAGGAACTCTGGTAAGATTTCAACATTGATTCTTGCCCTGCTACCGCAGTTTCAAGATTATCGTCCGTAATCAGGCCAGTGGACCCCAATGATTCTGCCACGGACCTCAAAACATCCTCCGTTAACCCAAGATTTGAGTACTTCTGTTTTAACTGCTGGAAAATCTTCTCTTTCATGCTATCACTTTTATTTTTCGCATAAAAGTATTGATACATAAGCTTGTAATAAAATAAAAACAGGCTATATACATGACAATAGACCGATTGTCACAAAAACAATAATATTAAACCATTCGTGCCTATTGCTTGATAGGCTGCGCATGCGCCGGTACATCCTTTAAATCGAACGGTCCGGGTGTCATAGCTTGTATGCAGAGATACAATACGCCATCCTGCGTGTAGTACTTGTTGAATTCAAGCGCCATATTTTGTGTATATGGAATAGGATCTTCCATAGTGCCGGCGTGTCCTTCCGCGTCTACTCTTTTCCACAGGCTTAGGGTGGCTGTGCTAGGCTTCCAGTTCTCTTGCGTGAGATGGTCTTTGATACATTCCCACAGGATGTCCTCGACCCGGTATCGCTCACCGGCTTTGACATTTATCCCGGTCTTCCATTCCGGGTATCGATCCTTGACCTGTAAGGCTTCCGACGGGGTAAGGTTATACGTGTTTATCTCCTCGGTAGCCTCCTTGTCCAGTTCGTCCAATTCCAACAATCTGCTGAGTTGCCTATTGATTACGGGTTGTTCTTCTTCCGGATAAGTCCATTCGTCGCTATTCAATAGCTCTATGAAAGACGGGTCGTCGAAATTATAGCGAGGGAAGTCCTCCTCGGCAAAGGGAGATAGATACTCCTCATGCAAGACTACCTTGCTTTGATCCACACTCGTTCTCATTTCGGGCAATATCTCGATTCCGTGAGATTTAGCCCATAATAAATCCACTATAGCGTACCTCATATCATTTTGCTTTTAATGTTTGTAAATAATCATATGCTTTGATACAGTTGTCTTTGGATAGGATATGGTTGTAAATGGCTAAATTCTTTAAGGCGATTTTAGTAAAGTGGTTTCCATTACTACCAATCATTAAGTACTTATTACTACTTGCGATAGGTTGTTCTTCACTAACTAGCATTTCAGACCAATCATCATAATATACACGTCCATCTGAGCAAATAGCCTTTAAAGATTTAGTATTTAAAACTTGTCCTTTACTTGTGTTATTTATGTATATTATCAATCCATTATCTTTGTTAAACACAAATAAAGAAGAAGGTTTTATGATACCCGCAGACCCCATCTCGTCAGACACCAGCTTCCACTCACCAACAATCGTAAATTCCTTATCCATTACAAAATCCGACGAAACAACCTTATCATCCACCCCATCAGTAATCAGATAGCCTTCGTATTCGGGGATTTGCTCGATGGTGATGTCACAGGATTCTTGTATTTTATTTAATATAAACCCATACCAATCCCCATTTGCTTTAAATAAAAAAGACGGTAATGTATAAATTCCATCTTCTGATATTTTGTACATCTGTACTCCTTCAGGAGTTGCTTGTCTATATGATAGAGTTTGACCATCTTTCAGTCCATAAACTTTTATCTTATAAGAAGAAACTGTAAAAGATGGTTGTTCACTACGGGATTGATAATATAACTGTGTAACCGCAATCTTAACTGAAGTCACATTTACAGAATAACTCATCCAAGTTATATCTGCCCTATCAGTAGATTTAATCCATCTATCATCATTATAATTCTCACCATACAATCCATACCCACTCCCTTCTGCAAACCCAAAATTGGTCAGCTTAAGATCATTACCATTGCCTGTAACATTGGCGATAATATCACGATTACTATCCTCGTTGGTCTTGCCGGTCACTGTCCATGCTTGGTCAGGGAAGAGCCAAGGGCGCTGGGAATCATCGCCGGAACCGCCACGCCCTCCAAGCCCCAGCTTTATCCCTCGCAAGTCTATGCCCGAGAGATCGATCTTGGATAAATTGATGTCGTTTAGAGCTATCATTGCAGTATCGATATTTTAGAGATTTCTATTGTCGACACGATCCTTACTATCTGTCCAGATTTACCTACTACCCCATTCTCATACAGCTTGACATTTCGAGCTAGATAAGCTGCAACTACCCAATTATCACCAGTAATACTTCTCTCTAAGACAATATTACCATTATCTTTAAGTTCTACATGTAGAACTATATCGCTTGATTCGAGCGATATAGAATCCGATATATACTTATCTCCTTCCTTTCGGAACATTACATCCTTTACCATAATATTTAAAATTCAATTTTGTGAATAAATATGCCTTTATATACCATTTAACAGTATTTTTTATTTAAATAATTCCGTAAGACCTTTAATTTCGATCGAAATCATCCGGGCTTTTGGAATTTTCAATCTTCTCTTTTCTATTATCTTGCGTCTTTTCCCGCTTCTCCTCTAATATCCGTCGAATCTCCTCCTCCGGCTTATCAGTCAAGGACAGCATATCTACCGCCGTTTGAAGGGACACCAATCCTGAATCATAGAGTTTCGCTATCATATCTATACTCTTATCCTTATCCTCGGCGAAAGGCTCGGAGAACTCATGTTGCAGGTCGAGCCTGCTTAACTCCTCTCTCATGCCGATATGAGTTACGTTCATCATGATAGCCAATATAAGATTCTTCTCACGGTCTATTAATATATCATATATCTCTTTCAAGTTATCCCTTTTCATGTATCCAAGAGCCAAGGCCCTTTTCAATGCCTCCCCGGATAATGTCCCAAGCCCCTTCATGTTCTCGTAACTGAAATCCGGGGTGAACGTATCGAATAGTATGCTTGATGACAGGTCTTTTTTCTCCGCCTCTTTCATCGTGGAATAATCGGGCGGAACGAGATACTCGGCAGCGCTTTTGTCCTTATCGGACATGGTGATAACCTCTCCTACCATATTAGATCCTCCCCCTACTATGCTCTGAATGACATCAGCGGTTAATTTCAATTTTGGATCGGAGAAATAATTATTGGAATCCGCCGCCTTGCTATCAACCGCTTCCTCTCTGTCTATACGCTTTTGCACCCCATACCATGCCTTGTTTTGACGATAGTAGATAACATTTATTTTACCCGAAGGATTAAGCAATGGCGTAACATCCCATCCGATATCCGCTCTCTTGCATCTATAGATGTATTCCGGGGTCTCTATATCAAAATGCTCTACGGACTTATCGCCCTCAAGCAACGTATATCCATAACCAAAAGCTATCATGTTATCCCATTGATCAAATAAAGGCCGCAATGTATATCCTTTTGATTTGGATATAACCTTAACCTTTACTTGGGGCATACCATTTTCCCTGTATATATGATAAACCTTAGCGCTCTCCGTCTCCGCCCCAGCCAAACGCTTGGCCTCCCGGATTGTCGTGTTGAATCGAGTATCACGGAGAAAATCACCGAATGCCCTGAAAGCCTTATCCGTATCATCCGATACAGCTTTCCACAAGATAGGCTGCCCGAGGAGAAAAAACAACTCGACCTCATTTATATACGCTTGCCTTCCTCTTGGCAATTTCTCCGTAATATACGGTTCTTGATTTTTCCTGTGCTTATTAGGACGTTTATTAACCTCATGGGATTCCGGGTTATACTCCAAGATCGCTTGGGAAACATCCCTGTCCCGGCATTGCATCATTGACATGGCCCGGCTTATATCCCTATCCTTGATAAGGCTGACAAAGTCCCTCTCCACTCCCAACGAGTTCAATATCTTGTTTTGGAAAACCTGAAATATAGCGTCTATGTAATTCATGTTAAAATCCTAACTCCTCCTTCGAGTACAGTCTTGTTGTTAATACTTTTCCTAGAAGCTTGCCTATCGTCCAATAACGTGCCCCGTCGATAAGATGGTTATACCCGTCAATAGGCTCATTGATAAATTTACCGTCCTTGTTTTGGGCGTATACATAGTTCCTAAGCTCTTTTATCAAGTTTAAAGATCTCTTGGTGACACAAATCTTATACTCCATCATCTTGATAATACCTCCCATAACAGATCCCTTGTACTTGTCCGCAGGGTATATGATTATCCCCGCATTTGATATTTCTTGTATAAGCCTTGGATCGGCGCTGTCAGCGTAAACCACCAAGCCAAGGTCTTTCAATACCTTAATAATCTCCTTGGTTAACATATGGGTACGGTAACATTTCTCCTCAAGATATAACCTATCATCAACCAATCCGCATCTAACTATAGCGGTAGGGTCATAGCTATATCCAAAGTCAAGCCCTAACGCCACATGCTTGGCATAGGACGGGAACTCGTCCACGATCTCGAAATCAGGGAACACCAACCCTTCGGCCATCGCCCGCTGCCCTAACCCATAAACCGCCCAAAGCACCTTATTCTTATTCTTCAATGACTCTATCTCATCGATGATTGTTTGCTCTAAAAAAGGATTGTCCTTATAAGTGGATATAAAATGATACGTCCTAGGGTCATTGTTTAGATCGCAAATCCAGTGCTCGTCACTGAACGACGGGTTATAATCAATGACAGAGAAAAGAGTGGTACGCATCACCAGTTGCTGCCACTCAAGATAAGATATCTCATTTCCCTCGTTACAATAAAGTATATCACGTTTCCTTCCTCTTATCTTCTGTTCATCATCCGTGGAAAAGAACTCCACGAATGATCCATTTGGGAACGAGTAAACCATCTCCGACTTGTTCATGCACCTATTATCCCATATACGGAACTTATCAATCATGATTTCCTTGAAATCCCGGAAGACAGATCCCTTCAGCGCCGGTAATGTCTTCCTCACGATAGATAGAGACAGCTTAGGGTTATGAAGGATATACGCTATAAGGAATATCAATATGTTATAAGTCTTACTGCTCCTTGAAGATCCTTGGGCAGATATGATCTTATAACCGCTATCCAAAGCGCCTTGTACCTCCGTATATATCCTAGTCGTCTGTATCACCATTGATAACGTCCTCCCTCTTGTCAATAACCTGAATAGTTATGGATTTATCCTCGCCATCTATATTGACCTCCGATTTGACAGGCGCATCCCATCCCATCATCTTCGAAAGGCGATCCAAAGCGTCTATCTTGGAATACATCTTTACCTCAAAGCCCTTATCCGTACTTTTGACCGATTGGATAGCTAATTGGAAAGACAAAGGCAGTTTAGACAAATCTTTTATCAAGAAGATCACATAGTTCTTCCCCCTCTTGATTTGCAACATATCCACGACATTGGCCCGTGCTATATTCTTAAGGATATCAATAGCCTCGTCTTTGGTTATATCCGATCTTCTTTGTAAATCAGCTTGCAACTCTTTTACCCTTACCGCTATCTTACCGTTGGCTAGAAGCTCGCAAGCTCTTATATTAATAGTCTCTGGTCTCATATTCTCGCAAGAATAAGCACGCCTGTACGCCTCGGAAGCATTGCCTGATTCCAAGTAATAATTACAGAACTTCTCTTGCTTGATTGTCAATTTCATATCTTTGCCTTGAATAAAGATCAAGACCAAAGTTATGTCATCGGTATTTATGGTCATAAATAAAGAAAGGGCGATTCGTGACAACAGGTAGAATGTCAC